GCAAAACTTGGTTCTCGCTTAATGCCAGCCTGTATGCATCTATTGCCTTGCTTATCTTCCCGGCCTTAAAGTATGCATTGCCTAAGCTAGCATATGGTTTCCACGTCATTGCGCCATTATCATAGCTCAACAATTTTCCTATTAACTTAGTACAGTAGCACGCTTTATCATATAGCGTTATCGCTGCATCTAATAGATTTGCGTTTTCGCAGAACGTACCTAAATTTAAATAGAATGCTGATGACGTTGTTTCAACATCCTTAAGCGCATTAATTTTATTAATATCATTGATTGTCGTCGCACAAACAGCTGCTCCGTCATATGAAAGCGGAAGATAGTTTGCATAAAAATGTTTAGGATCAGCTTTTAATATATCAACAACTTGCATATAAAACTTATATGCATCTTCATATTTTTTAGCAAGAAAACACTGTTGCGCAAAATGATATATAAAGTAAGGGTTATTGGGTTCTTTATCAACACACTCTTTAAGCATATCATAATTTCGTTTATCAGAGCCCTTTCTATCTTTCTCGGATTTAGTGTATCCGTAGTGATCTAATATAATTGACGTACCGTCTATTTTATATTTATTTTTATAGTCAGATACATTCTCATGTATCGGCAATTCATACACTAACTCTTTATCATTGGGAAATAATCTAAAATTATTGCTCACGACCATATCACCGGTATCTAAAAAATTGTGCATGGTGACATTATATAATTTCAGATCGCAGTTTTTTAATCTTTGCAACTCTGCAACGCTCTGAGATGTTAGGGTTTCATCACAATCTATTTGAAATATAAAATCCTTCGTTGCATGTTTCATGGCTTCATTACGTGCATCAGAAAAAGAACCAGTCCATGGGAAATCATATATCTTTGCGCCGTATTTAGCGGCTATATCTTTAGACTTATCTGTACTGCCGGTATCTACAAAAATGATTTCATCGACTACAGACTTAATACTATTAAACATTTTATCTAGAACTGGCTCTTCGTTTTTACAAATTATGCATGCTGAAATAGTTTTCATCTCGTCTCCTTAATTGATAAAAGTATACCACATGTAATATTGCTTGTCAATAGTAATTTGGTGGAGGTGCCGGGATTCGCACCCGGGTCCCAAAAAGCGTCCGCATGTATATCTACCTGTGTAGCGCAATTGTAGCTTTAGGGCATCAAAGACAAATGCGCAAACCTTGACACGCCTCAGCGTATTGTTTTTCGTCTACTCTCATACGCACTAGTAGATATATCTCACTGTAATGACGCCCATTTTAACCACGTGAGCAAGGAAAAGTGGGCGTGACAGCTAAGCTGCCAGAGCTAAGTTTGAGTTAGCTTTTGTTTTTTGAATCTTTTTAACGAGGAGACTCAACCTCAACAGGCAATACAGACTTCAACTTCCGGTCGATACTAGTCACCCCCACATTGATATTGGCTCCCGAGCCACGGATCGAACGTGGGACATCGAAATTAACAGTTTCGCACTCTGCCAGCTGAGTTACTCGGGAAAATATGCTTAAAACACATTATGGCATAAGGCTTATTCTTAAGGTGTTGAGCGTTTGAAGTCCACTTTTCACGAAAACAGCCTCTAAAACCACTTATATAATAATGCGTTTTCACGTTGTTGAGAGAGTATAGTGACTGGAAAGCATTATAGAATAATGCTTTTAAGGGAGAAGATGAAGCGCCTTGTTAGTTATACACCTGTCGCCCAACAATTTAACAGCGGCCTCATCATACGCTATGGCGGCTTCCTTATCCGTGGCGTAACTTCCTACATAATGTCGCTTTCCGTTCACGTAAACATTGGCTCTCCAAAGCTTACTTCTCTTGTCATCGTTAATCTTGAATATGCCTTTATAAATAGTGCCCCTGGACTTCCTGACCATTCCTCTGGTTCCCCTATTACATTTCCTATGGGAAAACGCTATATTAGCCATATCAAAATAAGCATTTACCGGATCCTCTGAATACAACCATTCCTTCTTATGTTCTACAGAATACGTATCCGCTGTCATTGGCTTAAGACACTTATAACAAACATTCATACCAGCTTTCTCTATAAGCATAAATATAAACTTCTTCTCAAGCCGTCTACGAGCCTTGCCCTCAGACATCCCCAACTGTTCTATTTTATGTTTCGCATTGTTCTGCATTAGTTGTCCTTGTGTTGATTAATAACAATAACAGCCTTTTTCGTATTCATTGCTGTTGATTCCATATCACTCAGAATTAAATGAATGACCTCAGCAAGACGCCTAATGCCGTCCGGCTGTTTCACTATATCGTGTATGCCCTTTTCTATGTCGTCAACGGATATATTCATGCTCTCCTATTTGGGTACGATGAATGAGTGTATCTTTTGATGCTTCTCATAGATGATTTCTACGCCAAGCGTGTTGCCGTCTTTGTCAGTGTCGACCGCTACCATGCACGATTTAGTAACCGGCTTCAGAGCTGTGTTATAATGCAGTGATTTCATCCTTTCTTTTGGTATCAAATATATATAAATACTGCCGTTTGTTTTATCATGTGTCACCGCCAGCCTCCATTGTAACCCAACACAATTGCCAACCTCTAGTCCGCCACATTCCATGCACTCTGATGTGGCTGTTTGCTCCCTTCGGTAGTGCAATTATTTTACGGCAAGGTGTTGGATTTCAGAAGCAACTAGTCCATTTGATCTTGTATAGCGTCTAATTGTGATTCCAGCCTTGTCTTCTCGATCTCCAGCTCATCTATGGAAGATATCATATCCTCTAACTGAGATTCTATATTCGCCACCAAATCCTGAGCCTCTTGCAATTCGTTTTCCTTATCCTCTAAATCCAGCTCATTTAACTCGCCTTCTACCTTGTTGATTTTATCCTGCAATATATCGGCTTTTTCTTGCAACCTTTCCTTTTTCCCCATTAGACCTCCGTGAAGATTAATGTCTAAGACCGAGATATAGTAAAGCCGCTATCAAGAGTACTATTTCCAATATAGAGACAATGTCTATTACAGTTATTTTATTTTTGTCCATCATCATCAACCTGCCTTAAATCAAAAGTGCCGAAGGGCCTCCTGAGAGCCTGCGGTAGAACTCTACAAATGTTTTCGGCTCCGACCGGGTTCATGCTATGCACTATAACATCCGTATTTTTATTACTGGATTCTGCTATGGCTTTTGCCACAGTGTATCCTGTTTCTTCATCTTCTGAAGGAACGAAGACACGACCGCCCAAATCGTGATCCAAGAATATGAAGTCATATTTCTTTGAATTAACACGAGCGACAGCGTCTTTGGCTGTGGTACATATATCGAGACCAACAGATATTTTATTCTTAAACCACGCTATCCTATTGGGGTCGTCTTCTACAACTAAAATATTCATTCGTTCTCCTTGGTTCCGGGGCCTGGACTCGAACCGGGATTAGGTGGTTCACAAAAAAATTGGCAAACTTGTTTCTTTTGTCTTTGAAATGTAAGAATCCTTTTGATACTTATTTGTTTTAGCTACAGGGGAAGGACTCGCACCTTCATAGGATCCTTCAAAGGGATCCATCCTACTTTTAGATGACCCTGTATCATTTCAAACCAACCCATTTTCTAACAGCATGGTCACTTACTCCGTATTTTCTGCCAGTACCAACATATCCCAATGTTCCTATTTCATTATTTAAGGTCACTAAATCTGGTCTATTAACCTTACGCCTCAATTTACACTATATTAATTAATTCACCCTTCGGTATCATCCAAATCTTACTAAATCTCATTATCGCTCCCCGGACACAAGCCACCCGTGCTACCATTACACTACCCCGGACCGTATCCTCTTACACTATATAAGGATTTTTATAACCTATCCCATTGATGCTATGAGAGCTATTTCTAAATCATGTGTGTCCCTTATTTTAGTTACATCCATGTGTTGTGAAACAGCCCCTGCCATAACAGCCGCTAGTCTACGCTTGTCTTCTATCGGCAGAGCCTTGATCTCGCCTGCAATCCTCATTAAATTTTCCATTATATCTTCTCCTTTGAAATAAATTTTGGACATTCAAATACTGGAGTCACAACGTGGTGCTTCTTACACAGCTCATAATTCTCACGGGCAATTTCACAGTTCTGTGCTGGATATGCCGGGTCGATTATTAGAAGGGCACATTTCCAACATAAGCACATCTCCTTGTGTTTACCTTTTAGTTCCGAAAATACCGAGACATTAACTCCGTAATATTCATACTTTTCGATATTCATTCAGCGCCCTCATTTAAATCTTTTACCTTATCTATGGTGTAGTTACCTGGCCTAACTTCTACTTCGTCGCCATCTTTATCCTCTATTGACACCTTGATATTATATGCGCTGTGATCACTAAAAGAATATCCGACAGCCGACAATATACGAAAGATTAAATCTCTAGCGGCCATGGTTTCATCTAAACGAGCACTATCGTGTCTCTCTCCTCTATCACAATCTGATTATATCTCCCCTCTTCCGCATCAGACGGAACCTCAATGATAAAGCCGCCACCGACGTTCTTTATTTTAATGTCCCACTCTATATTCACTTTACATCTCCTGATAGATTATGGTAGTCACAATTCTTTTTATCATTTTCACTAGTTATAATCGGATAGTTGGGCCTGTCTGGCCACGACGGTGATATCGGATACGGATTAACCGGATACCCCGGATTATAAGCCGGAGGCAAATCACCCTTCATATCATAGTGATAATGATAGTGATTTTCAGGTGTAGCACTTAATGCCGCAATCTTTTTCTCTAGTTCAGATACTCTCGCCTCAAGCGCAGCTATCATTTGTAGATGATTGAACGCTAGATTAGCCACATCATCCTTATATGCCGGTGCACGAGGGTCTTCCTTTTCACAGTTACAATTACATTCCTTTGCGTCTTTCATTTCTGTGTCTTCACTCATATTTCCTCCTTGTTAACAAGTATAATACTCTTCAAATGCACTTGAACCGGCATATCAGCCATTCTTAACCGCCTTTTTAACTAAGTAAATATAAGTATGTCTATTCGTCTTAACCAACTTACATCCATATTTCTGATGGGCTTTTTGTGATGCTATGTTATTTTTCCCAACAAAAGCATATAATGTTTGTGTATGCCACATGTCATCCCAAAGGTGATTAATAAAATAATCGTACACCAATTTAAAATACCCCTTACCCCTATATTTCTTTTTCAATTCTATATCTGTATAAAGCTTCTGATCTAACCATAATACACCGAATGTGCCAATGAGTTTTTCGTCATCGTTATAAACGTCCCAATAAATTGAATTACTATATATTTTAGACAATGACGTTTTAAATTCCATATTATTCCGTCCTTAATTTAATAGTATAAAATATGGCTTTTTCTAACGGAACCTGAAAGAACAACTCGCCCTTAGCATTATACTTGTTAGAGACCTCCACTATTGGGCTTGCTCTCAGATCCTTCCCCCAAACCACCAACGCCCTATCCTTCAATGAATTAGCCATGCAAAACATTGTTGGCAATCCTAGATTTGTAAACTTAATCTTGCGTTCTGGAAACTGTATATTTTCGTACGGAAAATTAAACGTGTCCCATACCGTTTTAATTTCAGCTTCAGCATAACCAGATATTAAACCGTTTTTAAATAACAAAAGATCCACACCATATTGGTCTGGATTTTGTTTTACTTCATAGCCGTATTTTTTGGTAGCCACAAGAGACGCTATGCGTTTAGCTATCTCATCGTTTTCTTTATATAATTCTTTGTCGAACTTTTTTCTTACTGACATTTCACTCCATTCCGTGGACCGAGTGGGGAAGCGCTAGGCGCCTCCCCTTGCTCAGTCAAATCGGGCTAACTGTCGCCCAGCACGGTATTTTGTTATTTATCTTCTTTCTTTCTATCAGGTATCGTCATATCTATCGATAATTCTTTTGCGGATTTTGCTTTCAGAAGCTCGATTAGATCGTTCGCTCCTGATCCTGCAGTGGCTCCCTTCGCATCATTCATCACGACGCTAGGAACCCACGCTCCCTTATAAGCTTCCATCGCCTGTGCATAACGGCTATTAATTGCTACGAGCGCCTCTATCTTTTTCTCAAGCGCACCGTCGGCCGCCATCACAAGCTTCTTCCTGGTAGCCTCACCCTCACCAAGCATGATCTGTTTTTCCTTCTCTTGCGCTGCAGCCTGTTTCTGAAGGGTCGCAACTTCGAGTTGCTGTTGAGCCTCTACGACAGCCTTCGCTTTAACAACCTCTTGTTCCCACTTTGCTTTCGCCGCATTAGCCTCACCCTGTTTACCTACGGTGATTGCATTCTGTTCCGCTTCTTTGGCCTGTGCCATTGCGGTCTGCACAGACATTGTGATGCCCTGCTGTTGTGTAATCTGTTTCTCTACTGCATCATCATAGGGAAGCTTGGTTACTGCGAAATTGCTAGTTTTGATACCATACCCTGTCAGTATAGCATCTTCCTGCCTCATCGGTTTGCCGTCCTTATCTATCACAATCTTAGCGACGGTGATGGTTTTATCTGCCCCGGTAATGGGGTCTTTAGTTTTTACCTCTTCCTGAGTTGTGCGATAAACACCATTCTTAATCTGATCCTCGATATAGAATATTAAGCTCGTGCGTTTTTCAGCATAGCTTTCTTTCGAAGACATAAGCGGGCCAGTCATATACACACACTTATTGGTAACAACCTCTACAAGGTTCTTTTGTATTGCTTCCTGACTACCATACTTCTGAAGCAATGATGTAAGAGACGGAACATCGAGCGGAACTTCATAGTTAATGGAACCTACCACCGTTCCGTGTCCGCCGTCATTAAATCTTACTGGAATCTGGAATTCATAAGTTTCCAGCTTCTCAAACTTCGTTACCTTCCCGAAGCCCTGCCACTTAAGACCCGGCTCCGTGTACCATGTTAAAGAGCCTGTGATAGGATTCTGTATACACATTACCTTGTCTGCTGACAGATTTTTAAACAGGTTGGTGCAGAGTATTATGGCTAATATAACGCCTACAACTGCCGCTCCCCATTTGAAAATCTTTACCATCAACGCTTTATTTTCGTCCATTTTTACTGCCTCCTCTTTTCGTTTCATTTCTGCTTCCTCCTTCTCTTTAGCCTCGATTTTTTCTTTTTCTTGTTTAGAATGAACTCCTAATTTATCTTTAAACTTTTGTTTGGCCTCCTCTCCAGAGCTAGCCTCGAACATTTCTGAGACAAAAGCTTTTGGGTATTTTTGATTAACCGCTCTTAAATATTGTTTGTATTCCTGCTCGTCTACTACTTCTATAACTCTGTAGTCACCATCCGAGAAAAATCCAAAATAATTATTCATTTATCTCAATCTCCATATCTATTGGTGGGCGTACAAACCCAACCGGCAGTGGCTCCCACTTCCTAAGTCTTGGGGTGTTGGAGCTCTGCGTTGAAGAGCATATCCTATTACATACGGTTCTAGTAACTGATATCGAATTTCCGCAATTACCGCAACATCTTTCATCCTCTTTCTTTTTTTTCATCAGACCTCCTAACGAAGTAAAAAATACAACACTACAATTACTACAATAATCTCAAATGAACTTTTTATCAAACCTGATAGATTTGGGCCTATCTCTATCACTGCGCCTCCTATATCCAAAGATCTTGAAAATGCGCCTTAAAACTTTCCATGCCCTCGTCATATACCCTTTTTGCGTCCGGATTATCTTTTATATCTATTGAATGAAAATTTGGATCTTCTGGATGCCATTCATTGTTCCATATAATTAAATTAAAAGCCGCTATCATTTTATCTAACTCTACTATCCATTCCTTATGCGCATGCTCACAATCCTCACACCCTTCGTTTTCTTTATTGTTTTCTTCATACTCTTTCATGGCCGTCAATCTTTTAACTAACCATTTAGAAGCGTGATAGTCCAAAGCATACAACTCACGTTCAGAACACCCGTGTTTATATCTGTGCTTCAAATCCGTGATGAAAAACCATGCATCCGCAACCTTACTTTTAAATTTCCACCACCAACTAAAAACATGTGCTATTTGATTATCTGTTTGAGTCATGTTTACTCATTGTCTTAACTATATCCCAAATTTTTAAATAACCTGCCGCATCGATCAAATTATCTCTCTTGGTTTTAAATATTTCTCGGCTTAACTTTGTGGCCAATAAGACAACTATACACTCTTCCGCTGTATGCGGCTTCTTAAGTATTGCCGAGGCTATGCTTGCTATGTGATTCCAATTATCGTATGGGTGACCGTATTGTTTCTGACGGTCCTCATTGACAAGCTTATCAGCTTCCTCCAATATACTAGGAAGATATTTATTTCTTTTCGTCTGTTTTGTTGGCATTGAATAAAGCCTCCCGCTCTTGCATTTTTATTGAATTCTTTTCTATTAACCCAGCCTTTACCAACGCAGGGAATAAAATCTGTTCTCCAATAATTATTTCATCTATTAACTTATTGATGTTGGCGTACAATTTCTTATATTCCTCTTCATCTTTAAATTCTTTAGACTGCATGTGCTTTGCGACAATCTCATCATGAACAAGCTTCTGAATAAACTCGCTGTGCAGCATTACAACTTGGCGATCTTTGTTCCTAATAAAGAGGGCGGCCTTAAGAAGCCCACGAACCCTCTTGTTATCAAACCAAAGCTCTGCTATTAAAGCGAGGGTGGCGCCTATCAGAATCCCTACTAAAATTGTATTAATCAAGCATTTACCCTCCAATTATATATACTCTTATTTATCAGATTTATCAACATGTTTTTTAAATATCTTTGATACAAAAACAGCACTCAAAATCCCTAATATAACCATGCCTATCCATGAGAATGCTGACACTCCGTGTTTAACCTCATTTTGAGAGTGTGGCACGAAATTACTAGCGTCTTGAACCTTATGACATATTCTATTCCCCTCATCCACCTTGACGTTTTCTATAGCATTCATCAATTTAGCGAAGACGTGCTTAACACCCATCCACAAAAGCGCCACTACCGGTAGCGACATTAACGCCAAAAATACTGTAACTAAAGGATCCTTTAATAAAATTGGTGTTAATACTATAATGGTCTGGAACGCCGCAAAGGCGAATAAACAACAAAATAGAAAGATAAAAACCTTCATAACTACAATAAAAATATTCTTATGTGTTGCGTTATATAACCGCTCCTGCTGTATTTCATCTTGACTTTGAATAAAGTCTGGTTTCATTTGGCCATCGCATATAGCTTTATTACATCTGTCTTATCACGAAGATACATGGCCACAGGACACTTGGCAAGTAATCTGTCCATAAATTCTGGCTCAGGAATAGCAAGTACGACATAATCATAGATGTCACTTATAAATGAGTAGTTACTAAAATCATCTGAATGCCAATATCCATCAGGTTGAATCGTTGTGTATTTTATACGTCTTAGTTCTGATCCATATACTCTAGGGTGCAAAATAGCAAAATCATAAACCACAGTCCTAATCATGTTATTAAACCCTGTGGATTCTTTCCACCCTCGAAATGTAACAATAGGTTCAGGAGTTCCGTCTAAGCGCATAGAACCCTCCTTAAACAACTGTCTTGTTTACTTCTCCGCACTTCTCACACACCATTATGCAGATATAGGTTTGTTTGAAAAAATCTTCTGGCTCAGATTTCAGTTTAGCATCGGTCCCTTTTGTCATTTTAGCGAATAATTCACATGGAGATTCAAGAATAGTTTTATCAATTACCTTCCACACATGCGGGCATTTATCAAATAGGGCCATTATTAATCCTCCTTTTTATTAATTTTATTTTTTAAATATTCAGCTACTTCTTTAGTATACGTTCCAGCAAAAATATCACGCTTGACACCGCCCATAATACACCTTATATTTAGATTTTCTCGCCCCTCACAAACTATAGATGGTATCAAATAAGCTGAAATATTCTGTTTCATTTATATCTCCTTTAATCTTTTAATAATTTCATCCAGAGTTTTCTTATCCCAAGCCCTATGGTAAACTAGTTCATCATCTATATTGATGGACATTCCACCGTGCAGTCCCAGGACATCTCAGTAACAATACCTTTATCATTAATAGCTTTAACTATAGGCCAAATATCCTTATCTATGATAGGCTCTAAGGCATCGATGTTAAATTTCTTCCGCCTTGTGGCTTTCATTTGTGGTAGGCCTCCATTCTGCGTCTTACAAAATCATCCATCTCTTCTGTAGTTGCACTTCGCATATGCTTAATTGCGGCCTTAGTTCTAAAGTGCAGCCATACAAGTGCAATTATACATGAGGATATTGCTACTGTGAAGTACCAGATGCCAGGAAGCCATACCGTCACTCCTGTAATAATTAACATCCACCACATAAACCTGAATGAATTTTTCATGCTGTTATATTGTTCCCATAATGTCATGTCTTTAAACTTTTTCATTTGTCACATCCATAATCCACATCTTCTCCATACTTGTGCCTAATTGCGATTTGTTTATCCTTAAGCGCCTCTATCTGATTTTCTATATTGCTTAGTTCTTTTTTCTCTGCGTCCCTAGAAGCATCAGATTGATAAAGCTCAGGATTTTCTACATACTTCGCCCTGTCTTTAACGGCTAACCCTACCTTTTTCCATATTGTATTAATGTCTTTATCTATATCATCGCATCGATTATCAATTGTGTTTGTGGTAAACATCTGCCCTAGGCCATCCCTATTGATCTGATTTTTTAAACTGTCTATGGTACGTTGCTGTAGAATGCTACTAATAAATAACACAACTATAAGACACCCGCTTAATATAAATGCTCCCCATATATTTACATTACTTGGATTTTTCATTTTACCTCCTCGCACAAACTATGTTCCTGTAACCTTTTACATTCTCCGCATCTGTTTCGCAGATCCTTTAAATTCTCCTCTATATTAATTTTACGGTCAGAAGTAATTAACTTCTTGCCTAATTGATCTATTGGACTATTATGTTTATATCCACGATCGATCATTTCCTTCGCCAGTTCATCATGTCTGGAAGATAGTTTGCCAACATCAAGCAAACCACCGGTGATATATCCGTCCATTTTATGATCTTTTTTAATGGATCCAACGAACATATGGGTTTCAACATGTTCGCCGAGTAAGTGCTTCCTACACAGTATTTTTGGATTAACCATCCACATTCTCATACTATCGCCTCAAACTTGTATATGCAAACATCTCTGTTAATCATATTACACCGCCTAAATCTAATCCTATATGCTTTCTGTGTAATGTTATCTATACCACCAGTATACATAGCTTCAACGCAAACGTCAAGAGAAAAATAAAGATACGGAGTGAACTCTTGTACCTCTTGGCACCCGCTCAATATTCCCATCTCTAATTTAGCTATCATTGGATTAATCTTCTTTATACAGTGTACCGACGCAACCACAATTTTTGCACTTTGCGTCCCCGGCCCCGTTTGCGGAATTAGCAACCAAAATTCCCTTTGGGACCAATATGGTAGATACTGCATCACAGTTATTACATACCATTACAACCGCATACGTATTTTTTTTATTTTTCATTGTATTTTCTCCTTTGTTATAAATTTGTAATTCCATTTAATAAGAGCATCACCGTAACAATCATCACGTAATCTAGCCCAGCATTCTTTCCAATCACTAGAACTATACAGAATGCAACCTGTGCCAATAAGATATCCAAAGATATTAACCGCTAGCGCTATAGGCCAGATGGGCAGTGACAGTAAAAACTTAAAGCATGTAAACCAATTGATTCTATATGAATATTTAGTTGGGGCTATAGTAACTTTGTATTGGTCTTCCATATACCTCCTTTAAAAAGTGAATACACCCCTTCTCTTCTTCCTTCTCCCCGGACCCCTCATCCATCATCACAACCTCGTGTGTTGTTATTACAAGGTCTTCTTCTCTTCTTCTTCACACCCATCATCTTTACACTAACACCCACCATCTAACACCCACCATCTAACACCCATACAAATAACATCTTTTTTCTTTTCCCCTTTTTAGATATATACTAATATATACTCATAATTTGATCAAATTTCAACGGATATTTAGCAATGTTTGTAAATAATTAATTACCTTCTGGCGCTGTTGGGGTTACCTTACTATCTTTAATCTTGTTTGTTAAGTCTTCACGTATAAACCTTCTCCACGCAGACATTTTATTCTGTAGCATTTGGTCGAGCAGTTCGTCTGCAAGATCAGTATCAGATACCTCAGCGGCAATCTTCATCTCTATATCTTGCGGATATGTTTTATATACAAGGTTTATCAATGAATCAAACTTATCTGAAGACGTTAATGGCTTCCCGGCGGCCAGGTTTAAGCTCATTCCCTCCAAGGGCTTTAAAAACTGGAGTTTATCATCCTCCATTTTAATTCTGAAGACTATATTTTCAATGCTGAATGCTACAGAATCATCTGTATTAGACAGCATTTCCCATTCCCATTTTGAATTAACTATATAGTCTCTCATTTCCTTAATGGTTCCCATAATTTTATCCCTCCCCGTAGGCATTAAAGATGCTATAACAAATGACGGAAGTTTTGTGGTGACCTCCAGGATTTGATTGTCCACCAAAATGTTAAATTCCTCAGGTGATAACCTGTGATATCCACTATCACTCATGGAATCTTCTTGGCGTTTTGCCTTATAATACAATGAATCATTGTTTAACATCCAATCATATATAGCCGCAAATCTAAGATTATCAACGATAATCTTTTCAAACATATTCGGGGCTATTTTGGTTCGTAAAAAATTAAGAAACATTTGCATGTTCATACAGCCTCCTTAAGCTTGCCGCTCTTTATTGCCGCTACCTCTTCCTTCCAAAGAGCATCTTCCTCAACCACGCTGTCCCAGGGTCTGATGTCTTTGGGAACCGCAACCTCATCGTAAAATCTTACTAGGTCTATCAAAAACTTCTTATATCTGGTGTTGCCTAAAGACTTCTCTGCCAGCGTTAATATGTTTTTGCCGGTCAAAGTCTTAATTAGGTGAGCTTTAGCTCTAGGCGTAAGAGCCATTGACACCCACATTTTAGGTGTCATTTGTTCACGCCCCATTTCATCAAGACATTCTACCAAATTATCTTTTTCTTCCACTGTTACAATAAACGAATTGGACGTCATCTCCGTCCCATTAAAGCCACTTAATAACGATATCCTGCGCTTACCGGTCGTCAACCACTCTACAGCTAGCGTGTGCGCCGGAGACGCAGGTGAAATTTTATTATCCAAAACGGAAAACTGTATTTTCTTGGCAGAATAGGCGAATTCTGTAACCAAAATTCTAGACCTGTCCATGCGGTCTATTTCGTATATGTTAAAAGCATATCGCCCATTGTCAAATATAATATCTAATTCATACGGCATAGACCCCTCCTATTTTATAATTTTTAACTTTTCATACAACTCAATTACATCTAATCTTGGTTTCAATTTGCCCTTAATACCGAATCTCCACTTATTGTAAAGTTGCCAAACCCCATTATTGGTCTTCTCCGATTGCTTATCTAGCCACAGATACCAAACCACTATGTTTTTCTCGGGGTCGCTGTCTGGCCTATCCGCTAAATATGGAAACATTCTATCAGCTATGCGCCAGTAGTTCTTACTTGGTATCGGTTCATTGTAATGACATTGGTTCATGCACATCACCCATAAATCTATGCTTCCGGGAGCAATACCGCCAACATTGGTATACTTACATGTTGATGATGTGTTAAACCCGCTCTCGGCCGATATCCACATATTACCTAAAACTATAGGTTTGAATGTGTCAAAATTATAGTGCGGGGCTAAAAACTTATATTTCTTTAAACACCGCTCTATATTGTATAAACTTTCAGATGTGATATTGTTCTTGCTTATGGTGCCAGCTGATGCGTAGTGCTGGTACACTATGAGCGAGTATTCTAGACTATTCTTCTCATCTTCTAGAGTCCCGACCACTATCCTGGCATTGTTTATCTCCCTTGTCTTATCTTTTAATTCCCGTATAATATCTTTGTCATCGCATCTTAACGAAAAAGATGTAAGCAGAAGCATTAACAATACTAGCAACTTTGGCATCTAACCTCCGGTGGCATATTGTTTCTTTCGTATTTGTCTTAGTATTCCAACAGCACACTTATATTCTTCAATATTACATTTTCTATCTGCCTCAGCTAATTCTTCCTCGTGTGCTAAGTTTTTTAATCCGTCTCTGTCATGCTCCAACACTCTTTTCAGGTAACACGCTTCCCGGCTTGACACCTTTATCTGCATTCGGTTCCTCCCATGGGGTGAGATGTTCTGGCTTAAACCAGTATATCTTTCCTATATAAGCCTTGATGTTATACTGAAGTCCAATCTTGCCCGGCGTGATTAACTTGCAACACAGTTTCCCCTCGCTATGCAGGGCCAAAAGGCCTGAGATAGCAACCTCCTCAAATATCGCTCCGCTCCTACTAACCCACTTTTTAACTGCCATTTTTTACCCCCCCCACAACCTTTGGGATTCTTCTGTGACAATGTACCATAAAGTAGTATGTATCTTATCACCATTATCAAGCGTGATTTCTGTTCGATTGCCAAAAACATCGACAGTCTTAACATTAGCGTACGCTATCACCTCATTGCTGTTCATGCCAAATAAGGTTATTGTTTTCACACAGGCCTCCCTGCCCTGAGAATATTAAAACACTCCACGCAATATTTTACCTGATATTTACAATCATCAAGCCCATTGTGATTCTTAGGATCTCCGTCCTTATCTTTCGTAAACGGCCTATTGGACAAGTCTACCAGTGTGCGAATGTCACGCAGGTTGCGATATGGGAAGCAGAGCTTCTGACCAATCGCCCTATATGCGCTGTGCAGAATGGGAAAATCAAAAGTTGCATGTGACCACACGAGAGCTTTACCATCGTAGAAATCTCTCAGCGTCTGTAATCCTTTTGTGAGAGGTACAGCATTCTTCGTGAATGATGCGTTTTCTCGTGGTTGGTCAAACCAAAACTTAAGAGACCCGCCATCAACAACCAGACCGGCATTGAGGCAATCATCTATGTTAAGGTTAACTAGCATTTCGCTACCAAGTTCACCAGTGTCTCTGTCAAAATATACGGCACCAATTTGTGTGACAACAGAGCCTGGAGCTGTTCCAAGTGTTTCCACGTCTATCATTATATCTTTCATTCGACCTCCCGTTTAAATACGCAATAAAGACCGTCTGGCCCTGTGGATGCGATGTTAACTGAAACAAGTTCCCATCCGTCTTCTCCATATTCGTTTAATAAATCATCCAGAAGCCACCCCTTGTGTATTGCTGTTTTATATTCCCATTTTCTCATTCGACCTCCTCCCTATTCCTCCATCTCTTTCTTCCAAGTTATTTTATAATAAACATACTTTTCGTTGTCTATAGCCTTCTGGTCGCTATCCATATAGGCTTCGACAATAGTTGCGTGAGAACCCCGATGTCCCTTCAGTAAAGAGCATTCAAGAGGTTCCCCTTCGCTATCTGCAATCGTTAATTCTAACCCGCATTTTCTCATTTACCCCTCCTTTCTATCGCTATCACCAGCGTAATATATCTCATATTGCGGCCTCCTCTTTTTGAATGCTTACTATCTTAATGCCCATTTTATCAGCCACCTTTTGACAATTTTTGCACGGGTCAATGGCAAGCAAATCCCCGGCATCCCCTACTCTGCAAATAATTATTGTTTTGAGTCTAGATCCATAACGGCGTATAAGATTTGTTTCTGCATGAAGACCACCGTGTTGCCTATCAAACCTTGGTTTGTTGACTGCGCTCCCGACAACTTCTCCTTTGTAGTTCAGCCCTATCGCAGATATCTTATACCGGCACTTTGATTGCTTAGCCTTCCTTATGGCCATATCCATTATAGTCATGAGCTAAATATACCAAGCAAAAGCAGCGCAGTGGTCAACACAACAAGGTTCCAAAATACTATTTGAAATGATACCACGATTTCTTCTTGCATAAACCTCCATCATGTGCGGCAGTCAAGATTGATAACCCACACTCTACCAATCATGTTTTTACCAAACAGCATCTTAGTCGTGTTTATGCTTTGGATCTCAGTACCACGAATCACCATTAATATATCTTTATTTATGAGCAGTACATCGTCTCCGCATGGGTTATTTGCATAACTATCTCTGTAAAATATTGGTTGTTTGATCTTTGGGAATAATTTTTTTTGCACGCCCATGTGTCTTGCTTGAACCTCTTTGAGCAGAGCGTAGCCATTCTTTCCGTATATCTCTAGATTACCTTTATTGATAAGAGTCGGATCATATTGCAACATATTTAAAACGCCAGAGTACATTCCGCCTACGACAAAGCTATCGCAAATCTTGTTGTCGCCAGTGGTAATATCCTCGGTGAGCTTACCATAAATTCTTTTTAATGCTTGTTTTGAGGTTTCTTTCCCCTTTTTGGAAAATAAATAAAAAGTTCTAAAGTGCATTTATTCTCCTATGACGCTGCCAAACACTTCTCTAATTGCTATGGCGGCCTCATTGTGTTTTAAAAGGGCATCGCACACAGCCATCTTATCACTATCACTGAAACACTTTCCTAATATTGGCGCCACATCAAAACAATCCAGCCCGATACTGTTATCAACTACAACAGCAGTCCCGTCTGAGTATAGAGCAACAAAGTGCGGTATGCTGTTCTTTGTAAAGAATACAACCATCCTATATGTTTGATCTTCAAATGCTCCGGTAAAACTCATGAACATTTTATGTTCGAGACCGTTGTCTTCGATTTTCCACGTTATCTTAGATACGAGGTCTACATATTCTCGCTTGGTTAGTTTCACACGCCCTCCCCAGTCAGCACCCATTCTATTCTTTTTTGTTAAATCGTGTCAAGAAAAATTTTCTAGCTATGCTAGATTCTTCTTCAAGTTCTTTTTCTAACTCCTTATTTGACTGGGGTTTTTGAGTTTTGTAATTTTTCAATCTTTTTTTATAGGCTTTGATCTCATCAATACCGGCGGCCCAAAATTCTTCACATTTGTCTTTCTTGCGTGGAGATTGAACAAACCACGATTGCCGAGCGTCCTGCTCAGCCACATACCTATAACATTGAAAACGTTTCTGGCAGTCAGTATCCGAACACATCGTTATGTCGGCCATTTATTTACTCCTTTATTCTGTATTCTCTGTGCAATCATTCCTTCACGCTTTCTTCTAATATGTATTCTTGACCATCGGATATATATACAACTTTATATTTCCCATCTCCACTTCCATTATCCAACCTAAAACATTCTCCACTGATAGCCTTGCTCCCGCCGTTTTGGTGTGGATTATTTGTTTCATCTATAGACCACGCAGAATAGATCTTTAAAACTTTCCCGGTTTTAGAATATATTGTTAGTTTCATCTATCCTCCTATTTTATCTATCGCTTTCATTAAAATCTTTCCCGATAAATTCTGCTATCTTTTCCTTCGTAATTGGTCTATGGCTTGTTTGATAACTCCAATTGCTTTGTCAAATCCTATTAACTCTGCCGTTTCATATCCTGTCGTTCGAGTTTTAACCACACTAATATTTCTTTCCTGAATTACTTTCTGCTCCACTTCCTTCAACGCCTGTTGTCTAATGGCTATCGGGTCAGGTGCGTTGATTTTAGAGGCGATTAACTCATTTATCTTTTCATTCGCTTTAACCTTATATGTTGGAGCGATTAAACCGTATATCATTTCACTTTCATTTTCGTATTTAATATGAACGTATATGTTTTCGCCTGATATGTCCGCTCTCACTTTCGGCTCGTTTGTCATTTGTCCTCCTTTAGACAGGCAGGGCATTTCTTAATCCTAAACTTTTCATTCATAATGCTGTAATTATTTGTACCCAACATAGGGCAACCCGCCTCGCTATAAAAAAATATGTTTTCGCAATGCCAACCATCGCAAGCATTATCATCCATAAGGAAAAACACCCGTTGCAAAACTTTCCTTTGGGTATTTTCCTATCGCTCATTTGGTTGCCTCCTTTACCCATTTATAATCTTTCCAACCGCCATGCCTTACTCGTGTTCTCAAGCAATCAGCGACTATTTTGCCAACACCATCAAATATATCTTTTGCAGGGCAACACATCCCGTAAGTGCGGTCCCCCCCAGAGTCCCACTCATTCTCGCCTTTGCCCTCGTGTGGTATCCCTTCGGGTATTTTTGCGTCAATCCTTGTAATCGTTTTAGCAAACCAACGAGGTCGTTTCCATGTGTCCTCACAAAGTTGGATAGTAGCCTCATAACTTTTTTCAGGCATTGGAATTAGCATTGACCTTTCTTCAATTACCCTGCTTGAATACTTTCTATTCCCCAAGATTGTATCTAACGGATACCAACTCCCCCGCCTATATTGTGGAGTCTTGCTATTAAAAATCAAACCATCCGTCCAAATGTTCCAGAATATACCACCATTAAAAACAGATAAGGATAATTCTTTGCCAAAATCCGTATCACCCTTGTCGGTTATATAAACTGAAAACAGCAATGGAAAGGCAAGGTGAAAATACCCCCTCTTAATAGTAATCGCCAACGAAAACTTAAATAAGTGCAATTCAAGAATAAAGTGCTTGAAAAATATTTGCCACCCATATTTGCCTTCTTTCACCTTGTGCATTTACCCCTCCCCTATTCCTACTTTAACGATTTTAGATACTTGATAAATCCTTTATACTCCGCAAGATACTGCTTATTGTCCTTATGCGTTGCCTTTACTTTTGTTTGAAACTCCGCAAGTGTTCCGCCGAAACATCCACAGGTTATTTTATCATCCTCAAGGCAGTATGTTGTAATATCTTTGCGTGAACCGATACAGGCAATTTGTATATATCTTTTATCAGTTTTAGCCCAGCTTAGGTTAGCCGAGCTTAGGTTAGCCGAGCGTAGGTTAGCCGAGCGTAGGTCAGCCGAGCGTAGGTCAGCCGAGCTTAGGTTAGCCCAGGTTAGGTCAGCCGAGCGTAGGTCAGCCGAGCTTAGGTTAGCCGAGCGTAGGTTAGCCCAGCTTAGGTCAGCCGAGCTTAGGTTAGCCGAGCTTAGGTTAGCCGAGCGTAGGTTAGCCCAGCTTAGGTCAGCCCTCGCCCCCTTACCATTATCCTCAAGCCATAACTTGTGCAGTTTAAGGATTTCGTCTAATTCCGCTTTCGTGTAAGTTTTCATACCCCCCCCTATTCCTTCGCTATCTCTGATTTAATTGCCAACAATACCCTTTGTTGTATATTTACTACTTCAAGGTAATCATTTGAACGGGAGAACCTGTCCCCCATTTCCGCAATTATCCCCTCTATCCTCTCCCTTTCCTCTTTCTTTGCCTTCTCTGCTATCTCCGCAGGGTCAGAGTTTATGCGTTCTGCGATTAACAGGGCTTCGGCTTTGGTTAAGTCCCTCATCCTTTGCCAATATCCATCACCGATAACGATAGTAATAATATATCTGTGGCTATCCTCTCTTTTCGGGTCAACGAAAAACTCTGCCCTCACCTTGTCGCTCATTTTCCCTCCTTCTCTTTCTTAAAATCTGGCATTGTGTAAGAAGCAAGAAACAACAGCCCAACTTGTATATAATAGTTATTCGTATCAAATTTAATACTTGAAAATGGCACAAGAATTATATACCCTATCAGACAAAATATGCCCCAACTCCACAGAAACTTTTTCATTTCACCCTCCCGCCCAGTAGGGATCACCTATTTCGAAACATTCACCGGACGAACTCGAATCAATAAGCGGTCGTAGAGTTCTTTGTCCGACAAGTCCTCAATCTTTGCGCCGAATCGAGACATAATCGTCTGTCCGGATTCGTCAAGCATATTGACAGGCATTGTCAAAAAGGATTTGATTCGTCCAGTCCATTCCGCGCGGAAACAACCTGTCATTAGATTACTCTCTGATACTTCGACCAGACTACCGACCTTCAATTCGTCCTTTGTCATTTTTCCCCCTCAACCTATGAACTTCAATTCTTTCTTTAACATCAGAGAGATATTGTTTCGAGCGGTAAAATCCTGAATCAATTTGATATAGGGTTTGTATTCAGGCTTTGATTGATATTCGTCGTTGTATTGCCACGACCCGAAATATATCTTTTTGACGAAGGAAACAGAGTCAAGAAGCGCCCGAAAATCGCGTTGAGAGGTCAATAGAGGCGCGAAAGGCTCACAATAGATATAGGTGTAGAGTCCGGCTTCTGAGAGCGATTGTAGGGCTTTTATGCGCTTTTCGAATGGCGCTGTTTCCGGCTCGTATTTTTTCCGATACGATTCGGAGAGAGAGACGAGAGATATTCCGTATTCGTTGATAGGATAAGCCGAATCAAGTTCAGAGAAAAGGTCAGTCGGATTTCGAGAATGTTCAATCCTGATTATTTCCGACGAGGGCATTTCACCCTTTGTCAATGTCTTATATTTGACTTTTGAATCGTGAAGGACTTCGAGGATTTCCAGTGTAGCCTTCGAGACTTCCGGAACTTGATACATAAAACAATCCGACATAAAACACAAATGAACCTGATTGATTCCGGTGATTGACCTGAGATCTCTTTTGATGACACGGACGTGATTCGAGGAAATCTTGATTGTCTCAGTCCATTCCTTTTCTGACTTCTGCGCGATAAGACGTGCAAAGCAGGGATATTTGCAATTGTGAACACAATTCGTGATATGATTGACCGCGTAATCCTCAAACTCGACTTTTGACTTATACAATAGAGATTTTTTTTCAATGTATTCGATTTTCATTTTTTCCCCTTTGTGTCGAACGCGACGTAGTTTTTCTTGTCTGTCGACCTGTATTTTATTTCCTTGACTCCGTTATTTGCGAGATACTGCTTGAACTTTCCGAATCCGTCCCGATTGAAAAGAGTCGGACATTTCTCGACCATTCCGTCCGTATAGCCGAGAGCATTCAACATTCCGCGAGGTAGACAACCGAACATTGATTGAATAAACGTTGCGAAGATTCGAGCCTCGATTCCGTTCTTGAAAATGTATTCGAGCAAGTCGAACGGAACTCCGTATGCGTCTAAATCAATTATATCAAATTGAGTTCTCTTTGCCAATTCAATATATTTGATATTTTCTCCGCGGAGATAGATTCCTTGTCTGTCCGGCTTCTTGTCTATCCGGAGAACTTCTATCGTCTTTGGAGAGAGAGACTTGATCCTTTTCCAGAGCAGAGAGTCTCCGGAATACATTTCGAGAACGGAGATTGTTTTTTTGTCCGGAAGGTTATTCAGCCGGAGTTTTACTTTGTCGAGAAAATAGGAATTGTCAGTTTGAACTTGTTTCATAAGACACCCCGTCGACCTCGATTATCTTTTTCAATAAAGGCTCTATCTTTAATAAAAGAGCAGGGTCAAAAGAGAGAAGGACGTGAGTCCGGTTATAATACCGAATCCCTTCTGTCTTTTCCTTGAGTGTTTCGAGTTCGAGGACGGGAAGTTCGATTCCGACGTTGAACTTTATGAGGTCGACCCCGAGTTCTGAAGCCTGAGACCTGAGTTCGTCCTCTTTGTAGAATCCGGCGCGGTCATTGTCGGAGAGACTGATTTCGAGTTTTTCCTTTTCGTCTTTGACTTCGATTTGAGTTATCCATACCGGATTGACGTGTAGAGCCTTGAGAACTTTGAGTCGCATATTTCCGCCGACTACAATGTAGTCGAGTCCTTCTTTGACGCAAATGAGAGGTTTGTAGAGTCCGTGAGCCTCAATTTGAGCCTTGAGACGATTGAAGTCCTCCGCCGATATGTCGAGAGGATTCTTGTCCCACCCCTTGACGAGTGCCGATTCTACTTCTTTTGATTTGTGAACTATTTTCATTTCCGGACTCCTTTGAATAGACGACATTCGAGACATACTGCGGAGAGAGGAACTCCGTCCGACTCTGGACTGAAACAACCTTCTCCGCGAACGTAATTCTTGAGGACTGCAATCTTTGTATAATGACACTCAGTCCGGAGAGCCTTGAGGACTCTCCAATCGCTATGCTGTTCGTGAGTGAGTCCGGTGATTAGAAGCGAACAGCATTTGCGAACTCCTATCCTTCCGAAAATATGATGTAGTTCTTTCCGGTGATTCACGACGCAAGAATGAAACCGGACTTTGACTGCGTCGTATTGATTCTCGATTTCGCTTTTCATTCGTCACCGACCATAGTCAACTCACGGATTTGAGGCTCTGACTTCTGGAATTGTTTCAGCGCGGACTCGTCCATTTTCTTGATTGTCGCGAACATAGAGAGACACCGAGACCGGAGAGAGTTCCTCAAGTGCTGATATTCCTCGTATGTCTTGACGATTGAATATCCTTCGTCGTCTCCGATAATAAGAACTCCGGCGCGTCTGAGGTCTCGTATGCAGTCGCGGACGATTGAACCTGCGACTCCGAAATAGTGTTCGAGTTCGGCGGACTTGACAGGCTTGTCCGAACATTCTATTTTCGCGCGAATGAGTTTCGCGTTCCTGTCGACCTGATGTTTGATGACTGCTCTGATTGTCGCTGTGTTCATTTGTCCCCCTTTAGAATGGCGGTTTGTCGTCGTCCGGAACTTGAGTCGACTTCCCCGTCTGAGTCTGTGAACTTGTGCAGTTTTTCGAGTGAGAGATAACTATTTTCTGTGAGATATAAATGAACTGATTCTTGTCGTTCTTTTCCTGTGTCTGCGTGAGAACGAACTGAGGCTCAACTTCGACCGGAACTATTTTCATTGTCCCGTCCCACCATTTCACCGGAACGAACGATATTTCCTTTCCGCATTTATTACATTTCGGATTCTGATATGCCATTTGAAACCCCCTTTGTTATTTTTTTTTCTTTTCAAGTTCCTCGAATAGTTTGTCAATCCGGATTCTAAGTTCGTCGATTGATGTTTCCGTCGCGTTGTCCTCGACGATAGTATCGAGAACGAAGTCCCTGAGAAGTTTGAAAGCCTTCCGGATTTCAATATCGTCGCGCCGAATGAATCCGTCTTGAAGGATTGTCTTGTCGACTTCCATTTCCGAGACTACCTTTTCCGTCTTGTCAAATGCGTCGAGGATTTTCTTGATTTGTTCAATTTTCATTTGTAGTCTCCTTTTTCTCCCCTGAAATCGCGCTGAGGTTTCGATTAGGCGCGTTGTTTGAGCCTTCGTTGATGTTTGGTATTGTAGACGGAATATCGTCGAGTTTCCACGCGTGAGACGGGTCTGGAACAAATGTCATAGTGATTGAAGCATTGAGCGGAACTATCTGAGGTATCATTCCGACTGCGCCTCTTTCCCTGCGACTGAGGCTGAACATTTTGAAATGTTTGACGAGCCACCCTGACGGAATCCGGAATCTCCAGAGTTCCGCGACCTTGTCTACGACTTCCCACCCTTCGTTGATTTCCATTGTTAAAACCTCCCGAATGATTTCGATACGACTTTGACCTTCTTTGTCGGAATAAAAGACGAACACCGACGAGGCTTTCCGCCTTTGAGAAAAATCCGGCGGACATAACAGAGAATATCCGGAGTCTGGAGATCAATTCTATGATTCGCGCATTCCTTACACCGAACCGACTTTTCTTTTTTCTTTGCTTCTACCATTTGACCCCCTCTATTGAATTAGACCGGATTGTTCCGGCGCTTTGATTTCTATTACGGAAGCGAGTTCGTCTATCCGTCGCGCAATTGCGCCCCCGTAGATTTCCGATATGTCCGAGATTGAATAATTCGACGAGACGACGAGAGTCCGACTCTGCCGATAGATTTCATTGTAGAACGCGTAGAACTTTTCAATGTCCCATTTCGCGAGGTTTGTTTTTCCTATGTCGTCGATAATGAACGTCGTGTATCTTGACAAGTCCTCAACCTCGTCCGTTTTTTTATTCAATGAATCGAGCAATTGTAGTTCGGTCATAACGAATATCTGTTCCGGCTGAATCTTTCGTAAGTGAAGGACTGCGTCAAAGATTCCGACGAGTAAATGAGTCTTGCCGAGTCCGACCGACCCTGTTATGAAATAGGACTTCTCCGGTGATGATAAGAGGATTTGTTTCGCTTCCGCCATTGTCGGAGAACGTTCCTCGTAGTTTTCGAGAGTCTTGAGTTCGTAGTGCTGTCCGAACTTTTTCTTTTTCAAATAGAGAAAATAGCAGTCGCAACGCGTGACGTAGGAATATCCGTCTCGCTCAAAAGATTCGAAAAATGAGTCGTTGCATTTTTTACATTTATACATTGACGGGTTTCCCCTTTGGAACATATTTCAGTCCCCTCTCTCGTTCGAGTAATGACTTCGGCTTTGTGTTTCCGACTTGTAGTTTGTTTATCATTGAATAGAAAACTCCGATAGTATATCCGGACGAAGTAATGAACTTATCATCGGACTTAAAGAACTTGACAGCGAAAGTCTGGAGTTCGTCGAGAGTGAATCTTTTGAGTAGAGTCTTAATGAGTTTTGTGTCCTTCGCGCCGGAATAAAAATACTTTTTATGAGAAGTATTCCATTTGGCATTGAGATATTTATTGACAAAGAAGTCAGAGAATTGACGGACGGAAGCCGATTCGGATTTCTGAATCGGCAAGGGTTTAGTATCTTTAGTATCTGTATCAATAGTATCTGTATTAGTTAAGTTTTCTAAACGAGGTCGTTCAGTTTTCTGAATAGGGTCATTTAGAAAACCAAATGAGGTCTGATTAGGGTCTGCGTAGATTGAACGCGCTTTGTCTGTGATTTTAATGTATTTTCGCGCGTGTCCGGTCGTGGAGTCGATTTGTTTGTCGGTTTGAATGAGTCCCATTTCCTCAAGTCGTTTAATCTTTTCGGTTATGGAAGCCGGAGTTCTGCCGGAGAGAATAGGCAGGTCGTCGAGAATGGTCTGATAGTTTATCCAAGTAAAACCTTGAATCCTTTGTGAATCAATCCGTTCGTTGATAGACGAGCAGTAGAAAATCAGGTAGTCGAGAACGATTGCTTCGGATTCGGTTATTTCAGGCGCGATTCTCATAAGTTCTTTCTGATTGATTACGATTAGATATTTCATTCGGTTTCGATTCTCCCATTTAGAGAGGCGGAGTCGGGAACAGGTAGAAAATCCGTAGGATTGAACCTGCAAGAGTTTGACCTCTTGAACTCCGCGCTCTCTTTGGACTTTGTATTCGTTTTCTTTTTTTCCCGTTTTCAATTCTACGATTTTTTGATTTTCTTGTCAAGTCCTTTCTTTGTTTCCTTCTTTTCTGTTCCGGTCTTTATTTCAGCAATTTCAATTGTGTTGAAATATGACCGACCGTATGTTATCGCCTTACAATCTTTGCAGACTTGTTCCTTGTCGATTTTACTCGTCGACCTTGAGCCGACTTCCAGAGAGACGACCTTCGTTCCGACCTGAATCGGAGTCCCGACGTTCTCGTCGAACTTGCTCTCGATGTAGGATTTGAGATTGTCCTTTTCTTTCGAGAGAATGTTAAAGTTCGTTTTTACTTTCTCGTAGGTCTCGACAGCCTGTTCGATTGTAGTGATTCCTTTTGACTCGTATGTCCGGCGCATATAATCCGTATAGAGAGGACATACTTCAGGACAATACTGACAGCGATTGCAGGTCGTCGGAGTGAACTCTGTGTCCGATTTCATTTTTCTCCAGAGGTCAATCATATATCCGGAGAGTTTCGCTTGAATTGAATCGTTGACAGAGGCTTTGATTCCAATTCCTTTAATCATTGAGTATTGTTCGAGATAGATTTGCTTGTTCGGATACATTGAACGGAGAATGAACGCGTAGATATTCAACTGAAGCGACGACTCCACGTCAGAGACGGAAGGAATCAGCGGACTCAATTTATAGTCGATTATCTTGAGCGCGTCTCCGACCTCGTCGACCCTGTCCGGAATTGCGAGGATTGCGATTCCTTCGTCTCCGTCGACGAGTTCGAGAGTGAGAGAGTCCTCGACGAGAAGTATTTCCGCGCGTTGATTGAAGGTTTCCTCTGCGAACTTCTGGAGAGAGTTCCAGCCAGTATGATAGTCCTCAAGGCTGAGTCTGACCTTCTTGAACTCGTCGGAGTAGATTTTCTCAATGTCCTCAAGTCCGAAAGACTTCTTGTCCTTGAGTCCTTTGATAAACCTGTTCGTCGACGCGTAGACTTCGTGAAGGAAAGAGCCGAAAATCCTGTTCCGGTTTCCGTCGTCGCGCGGTCTCTCTGTCTTGTAGAGTCTTTTATAGAGTCCGGCGCATTGAGAGTAGACGTCGAACTGAGTGAATGAGACGTGAGGAAAATCGTTTTTATTTTTCATTTATCACCTCGACGGACTCGATTTCCTTCGCGAACTTTGCGAGTGCTTTCGGGTCTTGTCCGATTGTATAGAGTTCTTGCCATACCTGCCGGAGTTCGACTACGGAGAGGTCTCGCATTGATACAGCGCCGGATTTGTTTTTGAAATACTGCTTAACTTTTTCCTTGTCGAGATTGACTCCGGTCTTTGTCTTTATGTTTCCGACCTGGGCGAATACAGCCTTCAGAGCGATATCCTTCTGCGCGTCGTCCGGTGTTTTCGTGACGGACGTTGTCAGTTCCTTCGGTTTGATCGCGTGGACTTCCGTGGAAGTGATTTGAAGGACTTTCTCAGGCTCATAGGCTTTAAGGTATTCTATGAACGCGACGCGCTGAGGGACGGAGATATGTTTGTCGAGTGCATACCGCTTCGCGTTCGTGAGGGCTGTTCTCTCGTCGAATCTGCTGTTCGGGTCAAATACACAATTCCCATATTCGACCGCCTTCGTTTTAGGATTCTTTACTCCGACGTTGAGAATGACTTTTCCGTTCGAGAGCGGAGTATATTCCGGCTTCATAAATACCGGAGTCCACGCGTTGACCCTCGCGTTCTCTGCACAGGCTTTGTATCCCCAGAAGGTCAGCCCGTCGATTGAATGTTCCTTCCCGTTCTTGTCTTTCTGTGGAAATGAATATGCGAGTTTGTCAATGATTTGACCCTCGACTTCCTTCGTCAATAGAAGCGCTTGAGCCTTCTCAATTGCGACCGCGATTGACTTGTTTTGAACGTCGTCCGGAATAACGCGCCGGACTCGCTTTGTGATTTTCTTTTTTTCCATTTTCGCGCTTGTCATTATCCTCTACCTTGTTTGCGATTTGAAATCTCTGTCGCCATTTTCCAGATTCCTTCTTTGAGTATTGAAGCGAGACTCCGATTCGTCCGTTCCGATTCTATCCTTAATACTGCGTATTGAATGACAGGAATCCGGACTGATACGGATATTTCCTCTGGTGCATACTGCCTAACTGGTCTACCCATTTGACACCCCCTTTGTTTTCACCCCCCATACTTTCGAGAGGATATATTTGAATATATCTGCTTTGGAATAAATATCGAGAGCCGAAAGACAATACGCGCAAGGTTTCGCGCGAGTCGGAGACCAGAAGCCACCACCCCGAGGAACGCGCCCGTCGGAATCGCAATCATACCATTCCGCGTCTACAATCATTTCCTCGTCGAAAAAATCACAGAACGCGTGGAATCCACCTTCTCCGTCCGATTCCGTCGCTCCGCAATAGTCACAGTTCTCACAGTCCTCGTCCATTTCATAATCGAGGTAGAGAGAGAACTTTTTCCAGAGCCAAAGAGAACGACGGACTTTCCTTCCGAGTTTGGAATTGTAGATCATAAATCCGAGTTTGGTATATTCGATACCTTTGAGGACGTTCATTTTTCCCCCCTAAATGCCTTTTTGAGTTTCGAATAGTTCTGAGTAATGAACTTGACTTCCTCAATAGTGAGTCCAGAGTGAAGCGCGATTTCTTTAGTGGTTAGATAAAAATGTTTTTCGGCGCGGTCGTATGCGTCTAAATCCTGTTTAGTGATGATAATATCGAGCATCATATTTTCACCCCCCACCTTGAAACGTAGAGATTGAACTTCGCGAGTCCTTCCGAATCGAGATTCCTTTCCGGTGTAGAATCCGAGAGACAGGTCGAGAACTTCTCGCGGATATACGAAGGCGCTTTTCAGAGAATCCCCTCGTCTTTCTGCATTAGGATTGAAAAGACGAGAACCTGACGGAGTTCCTGATTAGTTAGTTTGTCCATTTTCTTTCTCCCCGCGTTTTAAGTCCGCCGACTGAGAATGATTGAGTATATCAAACGTGATTCATTGTGTCAAGTAAATAACTTGAACTATTTTCCGGACGAACTTCTGAGCGACTCAGAATAGGACTTGACGTTGCATAGTTCGGAGAATACCACTTCGAGAATCTTTTCTTTTTCCCTGTTTCCTTTCGCTTCCGTATGTTTCCTCGAAATATAGACGAGTCTTTCCGAGATAAATCTTTCAACAGGATTCAGGGACTTCACAGGAGAGGTCTCCGAGTTTGCAGGGACTAAATCGCGAAGGAACACCCTGTCAGAGCCGGACGCGAAATCAAGAAAAGCGGACGCGTCCACAAGGTCGACAGAGACGACCTTCCCAATGTCTCCGGAGTGAGAGACCATAACCATTTCACCGACGTCGAATCCGAGAATGTCCTTGAGTGTAGTTTCCATTTATTTTCTCCCCTGTTTCGATTTTTTGTTCTTTGAGGCTTTGATGACTGCGACTGCGTCGAGACTGACCTTCTCGACTCCGTTGATTCGCGCGTAGACAAAGAGAACTCTTTTCATTATTCACCCCCTTTTGAGAATAACTTGTCCGCCGGAATATCTTTTTTCATAGCCTCGAAACAGGATTTCACGTCCGCCTCTGAACACTTTCCGCAAGTCCGATATATGCAATCGTTCTCCCACGCGGGAAGGTCGGCGCGTTCCTTGTTTAATGCTTTTACCATTTGAGACTTCTTCATATTTTTCCCCCTGTCTTTTCCTGTTCGCGTTTATAAGACGCGGACGCGTGTCCGATAAGTTCGTGAACGACGCATTGTTTTTCATAGAGAGAGTCCGCGTCGTCATTGAATCCGGCTTCCCTGTATCTCAGTTTGTCTCTCTCGATTATTGCGAGGAACTCTGAGACTTTCATTTCCTTGATTATAGAGATAAACGTTTCCGCCTCTGCGAATCTGGAGAGAACGACAGCCTTTCCGGTTTGGAGAACCTGTTCGAATGACTTGAAATGAGGCTGAGTAGAGTCGAGGACGATTCTGTCTTTCTCGCAATAGTCCGTCGTGACGTCTGTCCCGTTACTGACGTCAAAGAGTTCGCGGATTTCCTTCGAGAATCCTTCGTAGTCCCTCGCGTATATAAAGTAGACTTTGACGAGGGACTTCTTTGAATCGAGAATCTCTCCTTGAGTTAGGAAATACCTCTGCAACCTTCCCCCGTTGACTCGGAATCCATTCTTGTAGGCTTTCACTTGATTCATCATTTTAATTCTCCTTTGATACTTGAAATATGAGAAGCGCGACCGGAATTACAAAAACGAGACTTGTGAGAAGGAATCCGAAATCCATTATTTCACCGCCGGAGTGCTGATTGCGTGTTGATAGACTTCGATAGAGAACGTCGCCAATACCGCGCGGAGTTCTCCGGTAGAACTGCAAAGAGATATCGCTTCGACTTTCGAATCGAGAGACGACTTCATATACTCTTTCGCGTTCTCGCATATTGCATTGATGATTGATTCGTCTTTGATATTGTCCTTCTCGATATGGAGAGCAATCAACCGCATTGAAGCCTCTGAGACTGCCTTCATTAGTTTTTCCATTTTCTTTCTCCCTTGAATCTGAAGTCTGACCTCGTAAGCGCCGACGTACTCGGCGGACTCCGGACGAATCCGGAGTTTCGGTATTAGAAATTGTAGTCGTAGTATTCGTGGCGGACATTGATTGCAATGTTCGCGCGTTTAGAACCTATTGTCGCCCAACCTTTAGACGTGAGACGCGCCCTCTGAGTTGCTCCTTTCGGATTCGGAGTGTAGGTATATTTCTGAATTGACTGATTCGAGCAGTGAGAGGAAAATCCGCCGACGTGAAACTTGAGGTCTTTAATATTTGTTTTCGTCGCATTGTCCCTCTGGAGAGTGATTTCCTTTCCGGACTTCGATATAGAGACAATCGTGAACGCGTGAGAGTCGGAGTAGAGGTATTCGGTCGCGCCCATTCCGACCTCAATCGTGTTCGGCTTCTTGTAGAGATTGCGGAGAACTGCGTTCGTTCTCCAATTGTCAGTTTTGAAATCGTTCGCGTAGAGTTTCCGGAGTGCCTCTATAACGAGATTTGTTGTGTTGACGTCGAGGTAGGAAATAAGTTCGTCAATCTTATCGTCCGACATTAGATTTTCAATTTCCTTAACGATTGCCTTTGCTTTTATTTCGTTTGACTTTTTCATTTTCTTTTCTCCCTGTTTCTGATTTTAGTTCTGTTCCATTGAAAGTATAGCAAATATAGAGAATAGTGTCAAGTATTTTACTTGAAATAATCATTTTATTTTACGAGGGAAAAAGGCTTATTATTGAAGGGATTCGAGATTTTCGGTCTTTTTTAGGCTTATTTTATCCGGAGACCCCTCTGAAACGCGTGAGGTTTCGTTTTAACGAGGGCATATTTCGAAACGATAGAGAGTATGGAGTCCGACTATATCGTCGTCTTAGAGGCAAGGGAAAGCCCTCTTTTGACGTCCTCAGGTCGCTGTCTCATAGCCGAGAGCCTTGATGACCGGAATGTTTTTCTTTGCTCTCTCGAATGAGTCGATTCTATACTGCGCGTCACCGACAGGCGGAGTCCGTTTCAGAATATCGTAGAGGAACTTCTCTCCGGCTTTTATCGTCGGCGCTGATGTTCCGAGTTCGAGAATGATTCCGTCTATACCTGCGGTATAAAACTTCCCGTCGTCGTCCTTGTAAGAATCGAGAAGCCAATAAGTCGCGCCATTGTCCCGAATGTCTATCCTCTCCCCGAGAGTTAGAGATCCAAAAATCTGACGGACTGCCTTCGCTGTCTTTTTAGTCGGCTCTAACGGATACGGATATTTCGAAACTCGAATTGTCATTCCATATTTGTTTCTCGCGATTTGCATTTCCTTCATTCCGTCGACGAGTAATCCTATAATCAGGTCTCCGTATTTCATTCCTAATAATTGTAGAAGCGCATAGACCGCTCCATATCCGTGTCTCGCGGTATTTTCTATGAAATAAAGTCCGCCCTCGTTGATGATTGCGTTGATGTCGAGACAACCGACGTATTTCATTTCCTTGAGACGCGCGAAACATTTTCCGAGTCCCTCTGTGATTGCTTTCGAGTCGAGTCCTTTGTGCGCCCATTGTAGAGAACTTTGTGAGCCGGTATTCACCCCGACGTCTCCAGACCAACAGCGCTTTGTCTCGATAGTATGATTCGAAGGACTCACAGGGTCGGAGTTTCCATTGAACCATACTTCCGTCGAGAGTTCGATTCCGGAAATGAAAGATTGAAGGATAAACTTTCCGTCATACTCAAGCCCGTTGATATACGACGTCATTTCAGCGGAGTTCTCTCCGATATGAGTAGTCGACGAAGCGAGGTCGTCATCACAGGCTTTGAAAACGTATTTCCCTTCGAACTCCTGAAGGAAATCAGTCGCGTCCTTTTTGTTTTTGAAAGCCCACGTCGGCGGAACTTTGACTCCGCAAGATTGCATAAACGAAATCGCGCCGATTCTATCGACTTCGAGAAGGTCTTGAGTCTTTCCGCCACCCCATACTAAATGACCCTTTGAACGTAGTTCGTCGGAGTATTCTCCGAGACCGACGGAATCGAATATGAATATGTCCGTTCCTTTGACTGCGGACTTCTCCCATTTTTCTATGGTCTCCGCCTTCTCGCATATTCCTTCATACCGGAGTCCGTCATTCTTTTCCGGTGTAAAGAGTATTACTTCATACCCTTCGTCGACGAGTTTTTTCGCGAGACCGACTCCGCCGAATCTGCTATGAAATAGGAACTTCCGAGACATATTAAACCTCCAAACCGAACATTTCGAAACAAAACCATTCTCCGAGAGAGCCACAAAGATTCTGAGCCTGTCCGGAATCGCAACGGACTTCGAATCCGAAATCGTGAGAACCTGCTGAGAGTCCGGTAAATAGAGCCGAACCACCGAGAAAGAGGGTCTGAGCGCCATTTGAAAGAATAGAGCCGAAAGCGCGATATTCAGTTCCGGAGTCCCTGTTGATTCTCCCGTAGATATTCGCGTTCGCGTTGCTTCTCCACGTAGACCGGACGGAAATTATGACAGCGCCGGAAGTAATGAGAGAGAACGCGCCACCTGCCCGCTGTAGGTAGGAACTCGCATTGAGGGAAAAATCGTCGCTCCGAATAACCTGAGCGGTATGAGTAGTGATTGCATTATGTTGTATAGAAGGCGCTCCGACAGCGCCGGTCGCAAGTGCGACGAGATTGTCCTGTAAGAGATTCAATTTTGCAGAGGCGAGAACCTCATTGAATCCGAATGATAGATTTGTCCAGCCCATAGAGACCCCCTTAGAGCAAAAGATTTGAGTCAAGCATACCGAGAATAGTGTCGTCGAGTTTCAGGTAGTTAGTGAATCCCGAATCAAGAAGTTTTCCCGTTGCTACGACTTCGAGTTTGTCAGTATCATACGTGAATTGTTCGAGACGAACAGCCTGTCCGGTCAATCCGAGGACTCTGTCCGTCAGAGTTATTCCGTCGAAAACTTGCAGAAGGAATCCGGAGAGCATTGTCTTGATCTGGACTCTCTTTGCAGGGAACGCAGTATCGACGATAAGTCTCTGCGCAAGATTGAGCGCTGAGGCGCTGTTGTAATGCCAAATGGTCGCGTCCTGAATTATATTAGGGATTATACCATAAGCGGACTGACTCGTCGTGTTATTTTCGATATGACTTCCGCTCCACGTTTGAGACAATGGGTCGTATCCGTAGAATACTTCCTGTTGATTGTAAAGGTCGGTCGAGTCAACGTCCACGATTGAAACGTTGACCTGTTTCGAACCATTGATAGAAAAGACAGGGACGACCCCGCCATTCCCCCAATAGATAACGCGAATCCGTCCGTCGTTCTCGCAATAGACAGCCGAGTTCGTTGTCTTGATGTAAGTCTGGAGAAGTGTCAAAACGTCCTCTCCTTTGAACTCCGCGGAGAGTTTTATTGAGATTGACGTGCAGTATGTTTTCCAATTCGACCACGCGGAATAGTCAATGTCGACGTTTGCAGTCGAAGCGGTCGAATCGAGTCCGCCATAGGTAGTTAAAAGAGACCAGAGAAGGTCTGCCGGATTGACGTTAGTGAACGAGACCGGAGAGACGTCTGTCCCTACCTTTTTGATTCCGAGAAAATAGAACTTGTCCTTGATTCCAATATCGACATAAGTATCATTGAAACGCGCGGTCGAGAGTTTTCCTTTCTGTAAGGTTATAAACTCCGGCGGAGGCGGAACGGACGAGTCCTCGAAAAACAATCTGAGTTCAGAGTCTAAGACAAGATATTTTTCGGAGTTTTTGAGAATGTCATTCCATATTCCGAGAGTGTTGTCGACCTCTGTCGTGATGTCTCCGGAGATAACCGCGTCTCCCCTGCGTTGAATACTTCCGAACGTCTTGACATATTTCGAAATATCCGTAGTCAAGAAAACAGGATAGAGGTCGACTGACTGAGTCCCTGAGCCTGAACTGAAACCGAATTGAACGTGTCCGCCGGAACTCGTGTCCGGAATGATTGATGTTATGGCGAGGACTCCGTCAACGTAGAGTGTCGAAGTGTTTCCGATTATAGTAATTATGAACTCGTGGAGTGCTGTGAGGTCGAGAGAGAACTGCTCCGACGAGACCGGACAGACTATCATTGACGGAGAACCGCCGGAATAGTTCGCGTAGAACTGGAATCCTTTCGCGACTACCCCGTCGTCGAGAATCACAATCATTTCCGCGTCTGCGGAGAACTGAGCCTTGAATCGTAGAATCGTCCCTGCGGAGTTATTAGAAGGATTCGAAATTGCCATTGAATAACCGAATCCGGAAGGAACTGAGACGGAGAGGATTCCACCTGCGACCGACGGACTCGCGCCGATATTTGAGGCATTCCATTTCAACGGACTCAAGTCCGGAAGCGCGTCGCAAGTATAGAGAGGGAAGTTTTTCAATATCAGAGACGTTCGCGGAGAACTAATCTGAGAGTTTATCATATTGAATAAATAACTTGAGACTGGAATCATACTTCCTCAATCGTGAGACTTCCGTCGAATAATTGCTCCCACGTATATTCTGACATTACAGAAAGAGGTCGCGCGTCGTTTGTGATTAAAATGATATAGGACTGATACGGACCATTTACGTTGTCCGGAAAGAAAGTCAAGAGAGTGACGTCGCTCCACCATTGATTGAATTGATCTGACGAAACCTTGTCGAGTGTCAAGAGAGGAATCGTCCACGTCCTTTTGAAGTATTTCCGATACGTGTAGAGAGTCCCGTCTTGAGAACGCGCTTTGATTTTCGAAAGTTCGTCGACCTTCGTGAATCCCTGAGCGGAATCGAAAAGGATTGTCGTGATTCCGTCTGTGATTTTCATTGAAGGGATATACGTCATATATTATTCACCTTTGAAACGGAAGTCATTTTTCCCTCTTTAGACAATTGATTAAAGGCTTGAAGTATTTTTCTTTCAACGACGTCCTTGATTATTTTCGGGTCTGCCTTCAACCAATCATCAAAACTGCTGACGTTCGGAAAAAGGATTTGAATACTTTCGATATTGACTCCGCCTGAATTGCCACTTCCGAGAAGTTTTTTTCCTGTCGGAGAATCGAGAGGAATGATTGCTTCCTTTCCGGCTTCACCTGCGATAAACTGCTGTCCCTTTGAAACGATTCCGCCCTCAGCCATAAGAGGAATTGAAGCGATTTTAGAAACGTTAATTAGTCCGGCAGTAATAGCGGTAGCCATCGCGATAAATGAAAACGGAGGCGGATATGTCGCGAGGGCTTTATTCGCTCCGGCATAAGTATCAATAGTCGCTTGAGCAATTGCCGAGGCTTTTCCGACTGAGGTCGCCTCTCCAAACGCGCCAGTCAACGACCCCATAAATGACGAGAGGATTGACATTTGAGTTTCGAACTCAGCCTGATAAATCGAGGTAATGTTTGCGGAGAGTTTTTTCTCTCGCGCAAGTCTAATCGAATCATATTCAGCCTGAGTAAGTTCTTTATTGCTTAACTGATTTCGATAATTTTCAAGGTCGGAATCGTAAGACTCTTTAAGTAGCCTGATTTGACCCTCTGAAGTTCTTTTCGCGTCGTCAGCCTCTATTGTTTCGAGTTCTTTCTTTGCCTTTCCTTTCCGAGATTCCTCGTCAAGAGTGATTCTCTTTTTTTCCGCTTCGTAATACTGAACAATATCTTTCTCGTCCGCTCCGGCTTTCCGATATTTGACGACTTCCGCGTCAAGAAGTTTCATTCTTTCGGAATAACTATTTTTCTCGTTCTCCTGTTGAATCTTGTCAAGTTTCCGCGCGAGGTCGTCTTTCTCTTTTCCGAATTGTTTCTCGTCTCCGAGTTCGTCCTTGAGGGTCTTTGCGTGAAACTTTCCATAGTCTTTGTCCGTTTTTTGTTTTCCGGAGTTCATTCTCTCAGAGGCTTTAATGACTGACGTCCCGTAGTCGTTCCATCTTTTCGCTGACTTCTTGACGAAATCGTCGTTCGCCTTTTCCATTCCCTTGATATTCATTGTGAATATGTTTTTCCATTGCGTAACAGCGAGAACGATTGCGTCGGTTATCTGCATAAATCCGGTAACGACCAAACCAATGAAATTAGTAAATCCTATAACAACAGGTTTCAAAACTTCTCCGACTTCTATGAGAGAAGGGACAACCTGTTCTCCGATTGCGGACGCGGTATCCTCCCAACCCTCTTTGAGTTCAGTAGTAGTCTTTGCGATTGACTGCTCGTCCTTCGCGTTGTTCTTGTATGCGTTGCCGAGATTGTCAATCATTTCGGAAACGTCTTTTCCCTGAACTCCGAGTTTTCCGAACTCTTGATATAGGATCTTAGTCGTCCGCTCTCCGCCTTTCATAGCAGAACCGAGAGTCCCCATTACTTCCTCAAGGGTCTTTCCTGTTCCGACGGAGACGTTCTGCGCTATTTGTAGCAACTTATATGCCTGAGTAGTGTCTCCGGTATATTTGAGCGCTTGAGTGAAACTATTTTTCATCTGTTCGTCGGTGAACTTAGTATTTGACTTGAGGCTTTCAAGGTTTGAGTCAATACTCGCTTTCAATTGTTCATAGTTTAATCCGAGACCGCTGACAACACCAGCGACCTCTCGATTCAGTTTCTTTTCTTCTTCCCATTTCGAGATTCCACCTGCAATCGTTCCGGCAACGAGTCCGATTGCTCCGGCGACCCCTGCGAATCCGGCAAGATTCAGACCGAGAGGCTCAGTCAACGCGTTGAGATTTTTCTCCATTGACGAGAGTCCCTTGCTTCCGTCTGAGGACTTTTTCCCTGCGCTATCGACTGCGTCCTGAAACTTTTTCAAGTCGCCCTCTATGACTTGAATCTTTTTCGTGTCCGCGTCAACTTTTATTTTTATTGTTAGAGTTTGCTCGTCAGCCATTACAACACCTCAATTTTAATTCTACTATAAATGAACGGAAGGACTTTCGATTTGTCCGGATATTGTTTGTAGAGTCCATACAAAACGATTTCCTCGACCGACCTTTTTTTTGATTTCTCAGACGTAGTATCTAAGTCCGGAGAATATCCTTTTTTGAATCTACGAATCAACAATTTCGCTTTGAATCGATTCATTTTTCCCTCACCACGTTATAATCGTTATAGTCGCGCCGACGATAAGTTCTTTTCGTATGATTCCATAGGATACGTCGAAATTGTAATCGTCAACAGACATTCCCGTCCGGATTCCATAGTCAGAGAGAAGTCCTGATTCAAAACCGCCGAGAAAAATAGAAGTCCTCTTATATTTGACGACCTCTTTTGTCTTTTCAATTGTCTTTCCTTCTGTAGTGATTGTGGTCGTTGACGACGACGTATTTGATGAGTCTATCTTGCTGAGGTCGAGGGTCTCCGACGATATGTCCTCAGAGACTTTCACCCCTGACGAATTATAAACGATATGAGTCAAACAGGTAGTTTTTACGTTCCGAGATATATCTCGCGTGTATTTTTCTTGAAGCGAATTATATTGCGCTTTCCATTTCTCGACCTCTTTTGTGTCGGTGATTGTTTGCTTCTCGATTCGAGGCTTCTGAAAATTAAAATACAAAGAGACAGCGAGACCGACCGAGACTATGAAAAGAGCCTTCGTTTTATAGTCCACTTTCAACCCTCGATAGTGCTGAGATTACGTCGTCAAGGCTTTTCGCTATGATATAGATTCCACCGCTTCGCTCTACGTCTACCTGAAATTGTTTTTGATATTCCGATTGAACTCCGGAAGGCTTCTTGATTTCACAACAAATAGTCTTTCCCTTAAAGAAAATTATCCGGTCAGGCGCTCCCTTGTAAGTGCCGAGAGTTTGTAGAATGGGAAAATTAAAGATATTCCGCGCTCTCAAGTAATCGCGAATCTGATGTTTGATGTCAGTCTCAGTCAGTTCGACACATTTCAAATTGAGTTTTTTCATTTCACAGCGACCACCCTCGAATATAGGTCTTTGCATTCTTGCCGACTTCTACAATAGATTTTCCAGCAAGTATCAGGATTTTTTCTCTTTGCCTGTTCTCCTAACCAGAGATACCACACCGCGACATTTTTTTCAACACTCCAATCCGATTGAGATTTCAAGTGAGGATATAGAACTTCGACACGTCTCCAAAGATTTTTTTTAGGGTCTTTCTCGTCATAGTGGACGGAGTTCATTTGCATTATGAAGCGGTCTTTCCCTTTTTTCTTGTTCTTGTTTTCGTAAATAAAAAATCGAGACGGATTGAAGTTTCCTTCCCTTGAAGTCCACAAGCAGTAGAGACCCTCAGGGTCGAGAGTATCATAGTCATAATCAGGCGCGAGACTCCTGTATCTGTCCCCGTAGAGCAAAAAGTCATAGAGGAATTGAGGGTTAATCCACGCGTATTCGTAAATCATACCACAATCAACATAGAATTGATATATCGCGAAGGCGCGTCTCCACCTCTTGTCGACCTTCTTGACTGAGTTTATTTCTGAATTGAGTTTGTCGATTTCTTTTTTGTGTCCTTCATTGAGATTTTTGATGATACTGATTGAGTCGAGGACGATTCCAACGAGGGCTTTTTCGTCCCTGCGTGGCTGGTCGAGAACGGGACAAACGACCCCGATTGTAAAGAGGCAAAGAAAAGCGATTACTATGACCCCGATTCGAGTATGTCCCATTTATCCCCCGAAATATCTTTCGTAGACCTTTTCAGAGAGCCGGAGAGATTCTATATGCGGAGTGTATTTGATTAAAGAGTAAGAGACCGCGCTTTTGCAAATGCACGAAGGCTCGACGTCCGGAGATACGAGTTCCGCGATAACGTCCGGAGTGTAGACCCGAAACCAATGTCGATACGTAGCACAAGCACAATTGATTTGATTCTCGAAACCTGCGAACTTCGAGAGAGTCGTTCCGTCGTCGAAACAACCGCAACCAGTCGCTCGATTCATTGTATTCTCGTCCGGCTGAGTAGTCCGAACGACCCCTTCAAGTTCAATCAATTCCTGTTCTCTCTGGAGTGTCATTAGGATAAAACGTTGATTGATATTGTATGCGGAACACGCGGACATAATTATATTCGCGCAATTTTTCCCGTTGATGTCGAGGTCGCTGAGAAAGTTTCCTTTCTGGAATAACCAATGATTGACGTTGAATAGTTTGTCAAAACCGTCGAGACTGCTGTCAGGAAACTTGAAAAGAGCCTCTATCATTTGACCGCCTCAGTTTGAGCGATTTTCTTGTCGTGCTGAATACCGATTCCGAAAAATGTTATTCCGCCGAGAAAATATCCCCCCCATTCAGCATACGTCCCCTTGAGATAAAAAGCCATAGCCGAGATAGTGATGGAATAAACAATCCAGAGTAGTCCTTTCCTTGACGAGACTATTTTTCCGATTGCTCTGAGAATATTCATTTGTGTCCGACCGTAGCCCAAAAGACAATAACTCCGACGACTACACTTCCGAGAACGGAGACAAGTGTAGTTATTAGCAGAGTGTAAATCTGATTGAGTTTGTCTACGACTTTGTTCACGTCAGTTTTTGCCTCCGTTGCGATAACTCGCGTCATTCTACCAAACTCACAACCTTTTGAAATATGCTCGTCATTATCCGGCATTAGACCCCCTTTACAAAACGTCCGACTCGCCCTCTAAGGACAAGCCGGACGAATTACTCCGACACACTTGTCGACATTGATTATTTTTTAGTAAGTCGCTTCCCCGTTGATTAGTTCGAATCCGATTGACTTTCCGGCGCTTAAATTATAATACGCATTGAACGCGACCGGAGAGCCGAGAAGTCCGTCGAGATTTCCGAACGGAAGCGCGGTGTAGTGAATCTCAGGAATGACTATCTTGAGAGTATTCGAATAACCAGTAGACCCGATAGCAGTCCCGACAATATCAATCTCAAAACTCGACGCGGTATTCGCGAGGAACTTTGCTCTCTCGACTTCGTCCTCAATATAGAGATTGAACGACCCCGTCGTGAGAATCTTTGCGAATGTCAGAACGTCCTTGATGTCTTGAGACTGATTCTGAACTCTCTGTCCGAATGACTGATTGTCGACGTTCAGAGTCCAATCCTTCACGACCAGAGACGAAACCCCTGCAATCTTGAAAGTCGTATTGTAGAACATAAACGGAGTCGGATTCACCCACGTCGGAGTAGGCGGAGTCGGATATGAGGCTTCCGTTTGGAATAGGAAATCAACGTCCGCATTAAGTTTCCCGTCGACTGAGCCGGACAATGCGAGAGACTTGACGACTCCGAGATTGTAGACCTTCGCGTTCAGTCCGCGATTGATTGAGACTGAATATGAGGGCATTTGAATCAAGTTCGAGTCCCTTGTGAATACGTGGTCATAGACTCCGGTTGTCGGAGAGGTCGTAGAACACGCGCCGAGTAGAGAATTGAGGATTTCTCCGATATTATCTGACTGAACATTTATTCCGGAGAGTTTGAGAGAGCCTTCTTTGATTCCGGCGGAAGGCGGAAACTTTGCTTCAAGCAGTCCGCGGACGTTCTCGTCGTCGATTAGATTTTCCTTGTAGTCCGCTTCGGAGTCAGGCGCGACCGCGATATATTTGGTCGGCGGAGTTACTGCGACCCCTCTGTGCATTTCTTTCGCGAGACCTATCCATTTTTGCTCTATTGCGTATGGCATAATTACCTCCGTTTATCTTTGAGTATCTTGTGAAATATATTCAACTTGCAGGGACAACTCCGCGTATCTATAAGGAAAGTTTTCGAAATAATAGTCGCAAGTTGGAAACTCTAATTTGAGCGCTGTCCCTGCGAGGCTCTTGTCTACACTTAAAACATTTTTAATATCAGTAGTCAAGTCCATAATTCCTTTCGCTCCATTGTCTCCGGTGATTTGATTGTTCGGATTGTAAACTTCCATAAATGGAACGATTGTGATTTCAAAAACGGAACGAATCATATTCGGGATAGTATGCCGACCCTCCGGCTCGTGATTCGGCTCGATTATAATTACAGGGAACGTCCCAATATCCTCACGATTCCGCCACCCCTCGTAGATATTTTTGATATAGTGCAGAGTCCCCGACGGATTCGCTTTTGAGGCTTCGAGAATCGTCTTGACTGCTTTGAATATGTTGAGAGTATGAGAACTCACTGAGTCGCTCCCTGCTTAGGCTTTAACCATTGACTAATGACGTTGACTATTCTCTGACGATATTCCGGTCGGAGAGTAATGAAGGGACGCGCCGGAATCCGAACATTATGACTCACCCCCGCCCTCTTTGTTCCCTTCTGGTGAACCATTCCGAGTTTTGCCATTTCACCATAGAGACCGACTTCTGCTGACGAATTATCGAAATGAGTCGAAATCATTGATTTCATAAATCCGGTATCTTGGAGAATCCTATGCTTGAAGGACGAAGCCGACTTTCCTGTGACGTGAACGAGTTTCGAAACCCTGCGACTCGCTCCTTCCCTCTGCCTTCTCTTTCCGGTAGTAATCGGAGAGAGCGGAGTCCATTTTCCTTTTTCGCTCCCTTCCTCTGAGAAGTTTTTCATTACTGATTGATATAGAATAGTCGCGACCTTTGACATAGGTGTTTTTGTTTCATACATAGCAGTTTTCAACTCGCGAACCCTCGCGACCATTTGAGCGCGTTGCTTTTTGTCTAACGTGATAGATATTTTCAAAGGCATTTCAGCGATTCCCGACGACTTCAGGCGCGGAGTTCGAGTCGTCTATATTCCACGTTGTATCATTGTCCGTAGTGATAATACGTTTCGCTTCCTTCGTAGTAGATTCGACAATGAATCTCCGGTCTTTGTTTGTCTTTGGAATAATGTTTCCGTTCGCGTCCGTCAATTGATTGACTGAGTTCGGGTCGACAATGTCTTTTACTTTTGCAGTAAATTGATCTAACCATTTCTGGTAGGCTTCGACGTCTGACTCCGACGGACTGATGTTCGTAAAAATATCTCTAATGACTCCATACCTGCAATAGAGGAAACAGAGAGATTTTATTACAGGCGCGTTTGACAGGTCTGCTCTCGCATAACCGAGAGGAATCAACTTTCCCTCGACTGCGTTCTCCGCTTCCTTTATGACAAGAGAGATTGCAGTAGTAGGAAATGAAGCCTTCGAGATTTTATCTGTCAGAGGAAAATCCGCGCTGATTTCCGCGATTGATATGTAGTTTCCGTCGCCTGTCATTTCATTCTCCGTTGACTATAAATAAATTAGAACCGCTTGAAGCGACGACTCCGGCAATTCCGACCTCGATTATATTGTCGACGAACGTCGGATTGTCTACAGCCGGAAATCCGCCTGAGACCTTGAGTCTCACAATGTATTCATTCCCGTCCGGCATAGTCCACGTCAACGCGTGTCCGGCGATTGTAGAGAGTGCCTTTGGAGTGTTTGCGACGAAGTCAGTAGTCCCCGAGAAAATAGTCGTCGGAGTTCCGCCGGACTTCAGCACAACCTCGACGAGAACGTTCGCTCCGGTGATTGCGAGGACTGATGTGATTGAGCCTGTGAAGGTTGCAGTGTCCAGAACATTATATTTCACCTTGTCCGTTGCTATCGTGTATTGAGTAAGCGGTCGTGTTAAATATGTATATGATGTTCCATTTCCTACTCCTGTGTCAATTGCATTCGGACTATTAGGATTAAAATAACCTATCCCTGCATTTCCCAAACAGGGCTGGATATCAGATCCGTATGGTGTTCCGCATTCCCAAACTAAATTGCCTCCCCCGAAAATACCAACGTTTTGCAAAGCATTATTGTTGTGGTAAAATACTCCGCCACCGCAAGAATAACAAATGTTCTCACTTACATCTGGCCTTGGGCCCCCTTGGGTATTATCTGCAACCGATACCGCCCATCCCGTTATATTGTAACAAGTGTTATATGCGATAGATGCTACTAAGGGGTTAGATTCACCGCAACCAACACTTATTCCATTTGTGCAATCGTGTATATTATTGTATTGAACAATCGCTGGAGCTGGAGAACCTGCCATTGCTGTTACACAATTATAAATTGTGTTATGCACTACATTATTATTATTATTTGTAAAACCTCCTTGTGAAAAGAGGGAGCAATATATTCCTGTCCCACAATCGTGAATACTTAAATAAGTATGATTACTCCCCATATCCCCTGTTGCCTGAAGTCCTTTCACCTCACAATTTTTGATTTCAAAATTATTAAAAAATAACCATTGTGCATCTTTCCCTATATTAGCCAAAATAGTTATGCCAACATCATCATAATCCACTGGAAGCAAATGATGATGCCCGTCAATAATAGCCGTTCCACTTGACGGGACTATTGAAACAGATGTGATAGTAAATGTCGCATAAGCAAGTCCTGTAAAATCGCAAACTATTGAGCCTGCATAAGTTTCAGGGTCAACGGAAATTACAGGAGAACCGGGATTTGCGATTCCATTATTAGCCCAGTCACTTACAAGGGCGGAAACTGCCGAGCCTATTACTGAAAATCTTTTCCCTGTTCCTACTTGGTAAGTATATGCGTCAGTCATTGTTATACTTCCAGCAGGGTCGCTTGTTCCGTCGGGATTAGTGACTGTTAAACTTGCACCCGTTACAACAGGACAACCAACCCCAATATGCCCTATAATATTATTTGCGTCTATTATATCAAAACCAATATCGCCCATTCCTGCTATCGTGACATTACTCGCTGTATCAAAGTCCGTTCCTGTGATTAAAAAATCTATCTGAAAATTGTTAGGACCGCCACCCGTCTGCACACTTGAGATTGTCGGAATGCTCATTTTTTCACCGCCTTTGCTTCGGCTTCCGCTTTCCGTTTAGCAATGAGAGAATCTGAAACCGCTTTCGCATCTGCCAAAACTTTATCATACTTCGCTTTTAACTCATCAACATTTAATTCTTCTTGCACTATTCTAAATGTTGCCAATGCTTTCTCACCTTCTCCCCATACTGCAGGAGAGGGCTTTGCAACTATAAACTTATTATCTTTTGAAGTATATAAGCATTCGTATCTCATTAAGAAACCACCTCGTAATCGACGTCGTAATTTACCGCGCCGGAAGCGGAGAGAAAGAGTCCGACAGCAGTCGAGACGTCGCCCTCGATATAATCCGGAGACATTTTTTTCGAGAATATCGCTCCGGCTTTCAAGAGAAGTTTGAACTTCGAAACAATCGAACCGCCGATTGTGATTGTGAGATTGACGGAAATGTCCGAACCACCGGCATTATTTAGCATAACGGACTTGACGCGGATTTTCTTTCCGGTGATTGCGGAGATTAAAGTCTGAGAGACTGAAGCCTGTCCGGAAACAAAAGTTAGTTTCTTTCCGGCTATGCTGTAAATCATTTGACTTTCGGTTTCGATTACGTCCGGCATTGTGAGCCTCCCTGATTCTTATGAGACCGACGGAGAGGGAACGCGATTGAACGCGTCCCCCCATTCCGTTTCGATTATGAGATTGCTCCGGTGATGAGGTCTCCGGCGACATTCGAGATAAGATTGATCTCGTATTTATCCGAGACCCGAATCCAGTCGGAACGTGTTGAATCCTCTCTCCACCTTTCGACGAGCCTGTAGCCTGTTTTCCGGAATATATAAGCAAAGGAAATCTGCTTCAGTCCCGGAGTCGGGGATACATAGAGCAGAGCCGCATTTTTCCCCCACAACTGACCGAAGGTTTCAGACTGTCCCTCTGCGGAAGTGAGAACACCTGCTCCGTACACGACGTAGTTCTGAACTTCGAAAGCCGACTTTAACTGGTCGACCTGCAGAGTTCCGCCCTTCGTGTATTTGAAAAGGTCGAGCAACTGCGGGTGTTTCCTGAGAACTTTGTGAGTCGCTTCGGAAACGACGAGAGTGTTCGGTTTGCGGAATATTTTCTGCCGAACAATTTCCTTCGCGTTGTCGATGTCGTCAAGCGGTATCGAGTTCGCCCTGTCCCACGCGAGAGTCGGTGTCTGATAATGTCCCGACGCGTAGTTCGAGATGTCATTCGCCATTACTGCGACGTCTGACTCAACCCTCAACATAAGCGCGTTCGTGACGAGTTCCGTCGAGTCCGCGTCATACTTTATCGGGTCGTCGCAATTGTCGCGCGTTTCGTCGACCAACTGCTCTTCGAGAGAGTGTTCCCTGAGTGCATAGGGAAGCGACTTCTCTATTTTCCATTCGAACCTTTTCGCCCTCGCGCCCGGCGCTCTCAGGTCGTCATAGATTCTGAAATCCTGTTTTCCGTATTTGAAATACAGGTCGGAATCCTTTTTGACCGAGATGACCGGAAATATCTTATCTCCGACGAGGTCTGCGTTCTGGTATTTGACCGAGACGTTTGTCAACGCGCTGTCGACGTGAACGTCCTGTCCTTGCGGATTCGCAAAACAGATAAGTCCCCTTGAGGACATATACGTCTCGACGATTCCTTTGAGTATCAAAAGTAATGTCGTCATTATGAATCACCCCTTTTTTTTAGTAGATTAGTTTCTCGATGAACATTTCGATTATGTCGGAAGTAGAAGCGTCCGCCATAGCGAAACCGATTGATTTGACTCCAGTCGTGAGAGTAGCCTTGACGACTGCTCCGCCGACTCCGGAGATAAGCCTGTCCCCGTCGGATATAGACCCTCCGGCAAGAACTTTTGTCGTTCCGAATATTGCGACAGCGACCTGAGTCCCTGTCTTTCCGTTTACTCCGAGATTGACGAGAACCCCAACAGCGAGGTCGTTTACGTCGGCGAGAACAACCGCGCCGGAAACGTATTTGACCGCTTTGTAGAGGTCAGCCGAGACGAAATCCTGTCCGGCTGAAAAACCTATAGGATTGACCTGAGTATCCTGTGCCATTGAAAATCACCTCTCCGTTTATTTAGATTTTATATCTAATCCGAGTTCTTTCGAAGCGAGTGAGAGTGCTTTGCTATAAGCAATATGGTCTCTCGCGCTGATTTTAGTCGCTAAGAGCGACACCTCAACGTTTGAAACCTCGACACCCTTTTTCACGTCTGAGAACTTTGAAATCTCTTTTTGTTTTTCCTCGTCCGAGATTATTGTTTCCTCAGAGAGTTTGATTGACTTGCTTATTTCCGAGAATATGACGCGCTTCTCAGTCGCTAAGTCCTTCAGGAACTTTATGATGAGAGAGAGAACGTCGGTCTCTTTGTCGTCGAACTTCGTGACGAGAGGCGCTTCGATTAGAGCCTCAGTGAACGCGGTGATTTCCTTGTCGAACTTCGGAAGTAATACGTCGCGGTTTGACTTCGTGAGGTCTGCGATTATCCCTTTCACTTTTTCCTTTTCCGAGTGCTTAATGATTGCGGACATTTCCGCGATTTTATCGTCCTTTGCTTTTCCTTCCGCGTCCTTCTTGTCCTTCTTGACTTTGAACTCCTTGTATTCGTTCTCAAGGTCTTTCTGGTCTTTCGCGTAGTCGCCTTCCTCGTCCGTCCAATTATCCGTCGGCTTCGCCTTGAGTGCTTTCGTCTTTTCCGCGTCCGTCGGTTTCGGGTCTGCGCCTTTTTTGTGCTTCGCGATGACCGCCTTGATTCCGTCCTTCATTTCGTCGATTTTCTTTTTCTCGTCCAGAGACGCGTCTTTGTATTTCTTAGCAAATAGAGAGTTCGTTATAGTCTCGCAAAGTTCGACGTCCTCGTCCGGATTGTCGTTTGCGATTTGGCTTTTGTCCTCAGGCTTCGCGTCGGGCTTCTTGTCGTCAGCAGGTTTCGCGTCCGGCTTTGCGTCAGGCTTCGCGTCTTTGTTCTCAATCACCTGTTCGCATTTTTTCGAATCGTCGTTCCATTTGAAACCCTCAGGGCAAATATGTCTCTCGTCCTTCGGGTCGTTGACTGCTCCGGCGGAAGCCGAGACCGGAACGCATTCCGCTTTCTCCGCGTCCCATTTGAAACCCTGCGGACACTTCGGGTCGTCTGCGTATTTTTTCAAGTTATGAGTCGCGATTATCTCGCCGAGTTTATCCGGCGCGATAGTCTCCGCCTTCGTGTCGTCCATAAACTTTTTCACTTCGGAAACACAGCAGGGAAACTTTTCTTTCACTTCGTCGAGTGTCCAATTCATTGAAGCCTCCTTGAGTTCTTTTTCTGAGAATGTAATGACAGAGGACAAAAGTCCTTCTGAGTAGAAAATCTTGTGAATGTCCCCGAGTGTTTTTACTGCCGGAACGTCCTCGCCGAGTAATGCAACCGCGCGGACAACGAGTCCGACCTTTTCTCCGGTTACAGGCATAACGAGATTATCGTAGAGTTCGATTGATATATCCGTATATCTTTTCGCGCGAATGAGGTCGTCGACTTTGTCCGGAACGTCCGCGAAGTCTGCGAACAGAGTATCTCCGAGACGATAAAAATTGACCGCGTGTCCGGCATTTGGAAGCCCGTCCATTTTCAAGAGAATCTGCTGTTCGTTGTGTCCGAGTTTTATAGGCGGATTGTGAACGTTTGAATGAATGAGAGAGTTTGTGTTCTTTGCGATTTCGTCGAGGTCGGATATTGAATAGGGCTTACCTTTCCAAGTCCCGACCTTGAATACAGGAACAGCCCGAAAACTTCCTTTCTGATTCTTGTCAGGCTTTGCGTTGATTGACCCGTTGACGTGAACATCGGAAGCCGACGGAGACATAAACGATTCAGTGTTCCAGACTCCACCTGCGACGAACTTTGTCGCGCGGTCTTTGCTCCAACCCTTCTCAGTCATCACCTTCGAGACGAGTGTATCGAGTTCTCTTTTCGTCGGCATAATCTCCCCTTAATAAAAAAGTCGCCTTTGATATTCTGCGCCGGACATACGTCCGATTCCAGAGGAATCAAAAGCGACCTTCCATATACTACAAAACCATTTTCATTCTGTCAATACCTTAATTCACTTTTGAACTCTATCAGTCTTATATTCGAGTAAACCTTCCGCGCTTCGAGTAGTTCAGGAGTCCCGTATATTCCTTCCGAATTGCAGGTAGTAGACGCGAAATGAGAGACGTGTCCGGAGACAAGTTTGCATATTTTTTTCTTACGTCTGAATATAGTCTGGTCGTAAATATAATCGTCTCCGTAGAATATACGGAGAGCAGAATTATCAGGAATAGACTTCCAACCTTCGACCCTTCCGAGAATAAACCAACCGCCGAATATTTTCGAAATAGGAACATTGACGAACTCTACCCTGTCCGTTTTTTCGAGGCTTGAGATATAGTCGTCGTAGTGTTCCTCTGAGGTCTTAGAGACTACAACGTCATAGTCCGGATAGTTTTCGAGTATCTGAACGCAAGACTCCACGACTGACGCGTCCGCGATACAATCGTCGTTCAATAACAAATAGTATTTCGTCTTAGAGGTTTCGACTCCGTAATTCCACGCGGGATTGACGTAGAGATTCAAACCTGAGAGAACGTCCACTTTCTCCGGAATAGGAAATGGAGAGCCGGATTTCGCGTTGTCGAGAATAACAATCTTTGAGACTGCCGGACAAGCAGAGAGGTTTCGGAGAGTCCTTCCGAACTCGCCTTTGTCAGCCTTCCAGAGTGTCGGAATGACTATCGTGACGCAATCCGAGAGAGTTTCCTTTTTTATGAATGAATGGTATTCGAAACGATTCTCAATATGTCCGAGAAGTTTTTCGGAGAGTTCGGGGCTTTGTGAATTAGTGAGAACTTTTGCGAGGTCGTATATCTGCTCCGGAGTCCCCTCTTTGAAATAGGTCTCAAAGCCTTTTTCTATTTTTCCGGAGTTAATGTCTATATCCGCGCGGAGAAGCCTGTTCTCCGTTGTGTCGTCGTTCTTGATTGCTAAGCCTACAAACTTTTCCGCGTCCTTGAATCGTCCGACCTGAGACGCAAGTCCGGCAAGGATACGAATGACGACATTATTCTCGCGTTCGAGATATGCGAGTCGGAAATAGTCGTAAGCCTTGACAGGATTTCCCTCTTTGAGATATATGTCCGCTTTGTTGACGTAAGGTTTGAACGATACGTCCCCGTCGTCGTATGTAATAAGATTTTTTACCTGCGAAATGACGTTGATTGCTTTGTCCGCGAGTTCGTGCGCCTTTCCGAATTGTCCCTGTAGTTTGAAATGACGAGACAATTGAATATAAAAGTTCGGAGAGATTGTATCGACCTTCGAGAGAGCCTCAATTGATTCCGATTCATTGAGGTCGATTGCACAGAGAGCGAGTCCCTCGTAGACGGAAGGTAGATATTGACAATAAATGCTATCCGGAGTCCTTAAAAGTGCCTCTAAAACGCGTGAGAATGACTTTTGAGAGGCTTTTGAGTCTCCAGAGTGATAGAGTTCATTCCCTAAATGATAGAGGAAATAGAGAGAATCTGGAGTCTTTTCTATTTGACGTTTCAAGAGACGGAGATTCCTTTCGGCTGTTTTTTTCCTCTGTATTTCCTCGACCATATATCCGGAGTGTAAGAGGAACAATTTCGACGGAAGGGTTTGAAATACTTTCCCGTCGTCCCTGAGATTTTCGTGAACAATGAACTCCCACCGGAGACGAGTATCATTCGGAAACAATCTGAAGTTCGACGAATAGAGAATGTCCCCTGAGGTCTTGATTGAAAATATCATTGTCGAATACAACGCGAGGTCTCTTTCTTTTATCTTTTGGAACTCCGGATAGTTTGACTTGTTTACCCATTCGTCCGCGTCTATTGAGAATATGAAATCTCCGGTCGCGTGTTTGAAGTATTCGTTCCGCGCTTCAGAATAGTCGTCCGTCCATTCCTTTTCAAAGACTTTTGCTCCATAACTGATCGCAATTTCCTTAGTCCTATCCGTCGAGCCTGTATCAATGACGACTATCTCGTCCGCTACGGGCTTGATTGACTCAAGACAACGTCCGAGATTTTTTTCCTCGTTCTTTACGATAAGACAAAAGGATATTCTTTTAGTCATTCTTTCCCCCCGACTTTAGAGAATCCGACGTCCGCTTTACAACAAGCGCCCTTAGTGTCCTCACTCCAATCATCATCAGTAGTAATAGGGACAATCATACAACGACAATTGAATCCGTTCGGAGGGGTCAACTCCTTCCATACCGGAGAATTGATTGAAAAGAATTTTCCGTCACAACACGCGTGATTCGGACGGACTCTGTCGTCCATTATTGCGGAATACTGATATGCGACGACATACCCGTCAAGTTCAGGGGATTCAAAAAACATTTTCCGTCCTTGAGTCAACGCGTCCGCGTAGTTTGTCCGGACGATTGTCTCAATTCTCGCGCCTGTTATCTCGTCCGCGATTTCCGATTCAGCGCTTCCGGACTTTGCTATGTATTCCGTCATCGCGTTGTCTATTTCGTTGATGACTTCTTTCTGAGTCGAACCCTGCTTCAGTCCGTTCAATAGAACTGATTTGACTTTCTTGAGAACGTTGTCTCTTTCGACCCCTGCCATATAAAAGGCTTTCTGTTTGAAATAGTCTATTGCCTGAGAAGGTTTGACTTCCCTGTAGTCCGCGAAACAAGAGAACTCTTTGAACTTGAGAGCCTTCTTTTTAGTTGTCAGTTCTCGCCTTCCGTCCCTCATTCCTTTCTTGTAGGCTTCGAGAAGTATCTTTTCGAACTCCGCTTTGATGTCTCCGGTGTATTTCAAGTTGAGTTTGTCTATCTCAGAGAGATTCTTTTCGGTGATGATTTTCTTTTTGTCTATCTGTGAGATTAAATCTTTGACGGAATCCTGTATCAGTTTCGCGACTACCAGAGAGCCGGACGCGACCTCGTGTTCCATTGTCATTTTAATTTCCGCGAAGTCGACGGATTCCTCGAACTTTGTGAGAGCGCGTTTCGGGACTCCGGTTATTATCTGGTCGGCGAACTCTTTGTATTCGAACTCCTTCTCCTTCGTTGCTTCCGGAATGGCTTCCGGCTTCGTCGCTGTCGGCGCTTTTGCTGTCGCGGTCTGTTCGACAGGCGCGTCAGTATTGCGAGAAGGCAAATGGAGGTATTCGCGAATGACTTTCTCGTCCTCTGGTATAGGCTTGATGATATTCGCCTGAACCCCTGCGAAGTATGTTTTTATGATTGCTTCGCGGTCGTCTTGAATGAGAGGTTTGAATCTGAACTCAGGGTAGTCCGTTGTGTTCCGATAATTGATGTCAATGAGCCTGTGAATGATTTGAGGATTGACTGCTTTGTTTGCAAGGTCGATTCCTAATTGTTCCTCGAACATAAGCAGTATATCGAAATGAACTTGTCCGAGAGAATAAGAACCGGACTTATTTCCGCTCTCTCCGGTCAGGTCTTGTCCGAGTATTCTTTTCCGGATTTGAGTATTGAACCAATCCATAGCCGACGAAAAAGGGTCACTCGTTCCGGAAGCCATAGCCGACTGAAGTTCGAACTCGCAAGAATCCGGAATCATCAAGCCCGTCTCCATTCTGATTTGACGAATCATTTGTAGAATGTTTCCGCGAGACGTGTCGTCCATTCCTTGAGGATATTTCACAATCGGGAAAGGATGTCCGAACTTCTCCATATAGATCCCCCACGCGCGAGTGAATACCTGTTTCAAGAACCAATAGTCGTAGAGAGAGCGGATTGCCGATTTCCCGAAAATGTTTTCATATTGTTTTTGCCACGCGTAGATTATGAACTTCTCGCGCGGATAGCCTTCCCCATAACCGAATGAGGATATGTTGACGACTCCATAATCCCGAACGTTGTCGAAGTCGTCCGTCCAGAGATTGAAATATTTAGGATTGCGAGACTTGATTGCACGAAGTCCGATTTTCCCTGCGAATCGTCCGGAAGTAATTTCATACCAGACCAACTCGCAAAGAGACCAACCGAGAGGAACTGCGTTCATTATTTCCCGAAGGTCGTCGTCGAAAGAACCTTCAATGTTGTCGAGATTCCATTCCACAAAGTCTCTCTGTTCGATAGAGACCTCGTCGTCGTTTCCTGCGTTCACTTCCCACCCCGACGAGAGACGGACCCTGAGAAGTGAATCAACCGCGCCCTCGATTTCGGGGTCGAAAAGCATTTTCTGGAGAATCGGGAAACCTTTCTTTGTGAGAAGGTCGTCCGGAGTGTAAGGAACTAATTTCAACCGCTTATAGATTGCGGTCTCGTCAACTGCGAACTCCGCGTCAATGTAAGGGACTTCTTGCTTGTCAGGCGGTTTTACCTGATAGACTTTCCCTAAGAATCCGAACTTGAATCTGTCCGAGATATTCGTGAGGATTGAAGGCTTCTTTTCGTTTTCCATTTTTCCGTCCTTCGCGCATAGCGCGTATAGTGTTAAAAGTTCCGCATTGAAAAGCCTGAGTCAATTGACGACGCGCCGATTGAAGCGCTCTCAACCTGTCCGAGTGATTTTATGTCCTCTGCCTTTATGACTGACGCGAAGTCGTTCCGCGCGAACGTGAAGGATAGTCCGTCCGATACGTCCGGAGATTCTATTCCGAGAACCTGCATTTGTTCCTTAGACATCATTTGAGTCTTTCCGGCATTATTCGCTCTATACCGATTATTTGCTATTTCAAAGAACTCCTCTTTCTTTTCGAGCCTTCCGCCTCTCATAATCCATTCTCTCATTCTCCAATTCATTTCGGCGCGTTTGTTTGCGTATTTGTTATCTTCTGTCGCCGAACCGCCTTCAAGGACTGCGTTCGTGAGAATCTTTTTCTGTTTCAGCCTGTCGAATACTCCCCAACCGATACCAGAGACACCGAGAAAAACATTATGAGACTCTATTCCTTCGTCCTTCATAATGTCCTCGACCTTGTCCGCGACCTTCATTGTGTCCCTGATTCTGTCCTTGTCCTTTAACCACGCGTAATTGTCGTCTCGAATTACATAGGACGAGTAGTTTCCCCCTCTGCCTATATCGACTCCGAGTTTTTTCTTTCCTGTCCTCGATACAGGCGCGGACTCCATAGCCCTCGAAATGATTTCCGTCGCGACGAGAATCCCCCAACCTGCCTCGTCAATATCGTCCTCGTCCGGAAATTGACATTCGTAGAGAACCTTGAAAAACATTTCCTCTCGCATTTCGTCAATGTATTCTTGAGAGTATCTCCCTTCTTTTATCGAGTCGTAGCAATCCCAAAAGATTCTTTTGTCCGCCTTCGTGGACTTCCAGAGTTTGAAAAAGTGATTCCGTCGGAACGGATTTCCTGTCTCCAAAAGAAAATTGTCTCTCTTGCCACCTAACATTCTTTTCACCATTGAATAAATATCGTTCGGAATCAACGGAGAGTCGTCGAGGATAATGTTCGGAGATCCAAAACCTGAGAGAGAATCAATGACGGACTTCGCGTTTGTTTGTTTCGTTTGAGCGGATAGAATGAATACCTCTCCGCCATTTCTCCACGTGAGGCGAGACTTGCTTCGTTCCTGTTTCAATCTTTCGAGCGGAGTGTTTGAGACTAATTGAGAATACCAGAGCGCGTTATCGAACGTATGCCGGAGAACATAAGACATTATGATTTCGGCTTTCTTTTCCGTCGCGCCGACAATGCACCATTTTTCGCGCTTCGAACACGAACGAGTTATTGTCGCGATTGCACAGGCTTCAGACTTTCCGTATTGAGTCGGACATATTACAGGGATTCGGGAAGGCTCTCGATTGACGATTGCTGAAAAGATTTTCTCTTGCGCTTTGAATAACTTGAGAGGCTGTCCGCTGTCGTCCTTGAATAAACCTGCGAACTCAAGACAATTCATTTCGGAGTCCCCTCTTTTCGAAACTTGATTTCATTCCGGATATGAAGCCCGTCCCGTTCGATATAGATTTCAATTTGTGAACAGCAGACAATATCAGCACGACCTTCGAGATTATTCTCTTTAACAAAACGAACGACTGCTTGTCGTTCCAACTCGACGAACGTTTTATGATTGATTCGCATAGTTTTAATTTTTCAAGATTTTCGCTATCCTTTCGAGAGATTCGTCCATATCCTTTGAGAAGGAATGAATCGTTGAATTGATTGACTTGTATTTTTCCGGCTTGAGATTACAGAGAAGGAATATTTGCATTGTCGCGTTTCCGTCCAGAGCGGTCTTGAATGACGCGTCCTCGATGTAATTGATTCGCGCGTCCTTCGAGGATTCCAGAGCGGTCTTGAATCGTTCGTCCGTCCGTTGCCACGTGTAGAAGGTCTCGCGAGATATGTCCGCGCCCTCACAGGCTGTAGAGATTGACGTCCCTGAGATTATAGACCGGAGTATCGCGTCCTTTTTAGTGTAGTTTTTGTCAGTTTTGTCAAGACCGACTTCTTTTCCCTTTTTCATAAGGTCATTATACTATAATCAAAAAACTTGTCAAGCCTTTATTGCTTCCCCTTCTTGCCTGATTCTCTTTTCGTCGGTGTCTCCGGCGCGTTCCGGTCGATTACTTTCGAAGGCGAGTCGCATTTCCGGCAGTAGTGGTATCCGATCGGCAGGCAAGTAATATCGTCCCCTGCCTTTAGTTTAATTCCGCAATGACCGCAATACCCGACGTCGATTCCGCATTTATTACAAGACAGATTGTCCATTTTTACCCCTTTTTTATTTTTCTCCGTCCTTCCCTGCGAAACAATCCTCACAGAGAGGGCTGTCCGGATTTTCCGACATATTATCTTGATTTTTCGCGTTGATGTCGTCTCCGCATTTACAGCATATTATAGTCATTTACCCCTCCCCTATTCCTTTGCTATTTTAACAATAACCAATCTTATTCTTTTCATAAGTCCTCCTAAAAATGTTTTTTGTAATACTCTCTGATATAATTAGCAAAATCCTGTTCATTAACACTCATACCCTCCCCATCTTTATCGTAAAGCCACAAACGAGAGCCGTAATTTTCTTCTTTGGTTTGCACAATTTCCAACACAATACCATCTGAAAACTCTAATGTTATTACAGACCCGTCTTTTTCTTTCAATAATATTTTGGTTTCGCTCGTTACTCTTTCCACAAACTCTTTATCATTGATTTTCATTTACCCCTCCCCTATTCCTACTTTAACGATTTTAGATACTTGATAAATCCTTTATACTCCGCAAGATACTGCTTATTGTCCTTATGCGTTGCCT